ACCTTGCTTGCGGTCGCTGACGTGCCCGCCCAGCGCGATCGGGTTGTCGAAGATGAGCGCGAGCACAGGTTTGCCGTCGGCGCGCCACAGGCGGTACACGCCGGGCTCCTTCGGTTCCTGAAGTCGCTGGAAGTGCTCGACCTTCATCGCGCGGTTGAGGTTCTTGCGATCATCCTTGGCGAAGTAGCCCTTGAGCGACACGCCAGTGAACGCCAAGCCCGCGTCAGGCCCGAAGATCGACTTGAAGTCGCTGCTCTTCGTCTTCTTGTCTGCGACGTACAGCGCACCCGTGCGCGACAGGTTGGCGCCGTAGTCGGCCACCTTCTCGGTGCGCACCGCGAGCGCGTTGATCACGTTCTGGGTGCCGTAGAACGACGCGGCCTGCTTGAGCAGCGTGTGGTTGGTCTCGAAGAGGCGCGCCATGGCCTTCTTCACGCGATTCGGCGCCGTCTCGAGGAACTGCATGAACGCCAGTTTCGTCGGGGCACCGTCGTGATGGCGAGCCTCCTCAAACACCGTCCGCACGCCCAGCGTCTGATCCGACGCGTAGCTGTACCGGCCGGTGGTCGGCGGCACCACGGTGTTGCGGATGTCCACGTCGGTCGACAGCGTGGTGGGTGGCGCGACGCTCTTGCCCATCTCGCCGAGAGCGAGCTTGTCGACCTCTTGCAGCCACTCCTTCGTGAGCGGCATGAAGACGTTCATCTTCTTGTAGTACATGATCTCGATGGGCTTGATCTGATTCTCAGCCAGCACGACCGGAATGTACAGCACCTGGCTGTTGCGCGACAGCACGAAGGCGCCGACACCGGCGCCGATTTCGGCATCGCTGTCCAGGATCTTGAACGTCACCACATCCGGGCTGATGTTCGGGAGCTTGTTGATCAAGACGTTGTACGCCATGTCCGAGAAACCCTTCTCGAACAGCATTTTGGCCTGATCGCCCGAGTTGCTCTGTGCGGCCAAGCCTTGCGTACGGGGAGACATCATCGGCATGCGGTGCTCCTGAGAGACGACACGCGAAGTATAGGTTTCGGAGGGGGAAAAGGCGAGGGCCGAGCAGCTCACCCTGTGAACTACTCGGCCCTTCGTCACTGCTCATCCGGTGCTCAGGCCGCCGGGGTGTTGGCCGCCGCGCGGACGGCGTCGAGCAGCGCGCTCTCCTTCGTCTGCGGGTCGCCGATCTCGTCCTTGTGCTCGGGGTCGCGGCGGTACTTGTTGTGGTCGGTGTTCTGGTTGGTCTTCGCCGCCGCCACCTTGGCGTGCGCGTCGAGGATCCACGCCTGCCGACCGTCGCGGTCGAGGCCCATCATCGCCTTCACGGCCGCGATCTTCTCGGCCTCGGTGAAGACCTCCGGGAGCGACGTCATGACGTCCGACGCGCACTTGCGGAACGTGAGCACGAACGCCTCGTCCTCGGCGCTGAGCTTCGACGCCTGCATCACCGAGTTCGTGCCGCTCGGCGTGTTCGTCGGGGCCATGGGGTGCTTCTGCTCGGTGCCGATCCGCGCGGCCTGCGGCTCCGAGAAGTTCGCGCCGCCCGGGGAGACCTGGTAGGCGCCCGCGGGACGGTTCTTGAGATCGAGCTTCGCGACCGAGTCGGTCATCGCCGCGTCGTTCTCCTTGTTCTTCGTCGAGCCGGGACTCGCGACACCGATCAGGCTCGACGCCTGCTTGCTCAGCGCCGCCCGCAGTCGCAGGGCGGCCTGCTTGTGCGCGTCGGAGTTCACCGAGTTCGTGCCGCTCGGCGAGTTGGTCGGCTGCACCGTGGCCGCGCCCTGGTGGCCGAGCTCACCCTTGGCGGTCTCGAGCGACGTGTGGCCGTTGGTCCCCGTGTACTCGCCGTCCGGGCGCTGCTTGCGATCGAGCGCGGCGACCGAGTCGTTCTTCGCGGCCTCGGCGGCCGTGTTCGGCTTGTCCCCGCCGTGCATGAGCGCGCCCGAGGCGTTGGCCTGCTTGGCCTGCTCCTCCGCCGCGGTCTTGTGCATGATGGCGACGACGGCGTCGGTCGCGTGCTGCTCGACGGGCAGGTACGCGGCGCTCTTGTGGAGCCAGGCGGCTTCCTTCGCGGCGTCCTTCGACTCCTCGGAGGGCGGACCACCGCCAGGCGGCTCCTTCGGCAGCGGCGTGGCCTCGGGCGGCGCGCCCGGCATGGTGCCGATGCCAGCCTGCTCCTGGAGCTGGTGAGCGATCTCCATCAGCTTCTGGGCGACGACTGCGACCTGCTCCGGGTCGTGGCCACCTTCCGGCAGCTCCGGCATGGGCATGCTGTCGGCCACGGCGTCGACGGCTGCATCCATGGCCAACTTCGAGGGGAAAGCGATCACGTTGCGGCGAACCATCGTGTGCGCCATGCCGCGGACCGCTGCGCGCTTGAACATGCCCATGCGGGTCTCCTGATTCGAACTGGTCCTAAAAGCTAGGCCAGCGAAGGTGTGTCAGCAAAAAGCTTTCCCCCAGCATAGGGGAGAAGCGGAACGAGGAAAACTCATCTCAGCCGGGGATCCTGCGGGTCACGTCTGTTGAAGTGGCGGCCGACTGACTCGCCCAAGGCGCTGCCGAGCGTACTACCCACAGCGCTACCTACCAAGCCCAAAGGACCACCCAAAGCGCCGCCAGCGAGCCCGCCGACCAGGGAGCCGACCGCCGATCCACGCTGACCCGGATGGCTCCGCGCGGCTTGATACAGCTGGTACGCTGGCAGACCGTACATCATGGCGCCGCTCAGCACCGGCATACTGCTCGTGCGAGGGTCCATGCTCTTGGCGATCATGCCCGTACGGGAAAACAGCTGCCCGTTGCGCAGCTGGGACATGTACTCGGTCGGGTTGCCGAGAAAAAAAGACTTCGCGTCGGCAGTCTTGTCGATGCCGAAGGTCGTCAGCGCGGCTTCAATCCCACGGAGGCGTGCGTTCGTGATCATTAGTAGCGCCCGTCCTTTCCAGACCCGAACTCGTGGCCCATAGCGTAGGCTGGAACGGGATGCGTGGAGTGCCAATCGGTGGCGTCACCGAAATGCGCGCCTTTGAGCACGGAGTCTTTCAGGTACCGGTGGCTCAGCCGCGCCATCCAATCCGGGTTCAGCAGCGGATTCCGCGTCATCGGCTTCATGATGAACTCGACACGCGGCGCTGACGTCGACACCTCCACCTGCAGAATGCCGTGTCGCTTGAGGAGCTCGACGATGGCGGGTGTGATCGGTGTCCCGACGGTGAGGTGCAGGTACTCTTTACCGAGTACAGCGCCCATCGCCTTGTCGGTCGGTACGGTCGCGAGATGCTGGCCGAGCGCTTGCCGGTAGACGTCGTAGTGCACGATGTCGCCACGGAGGAGCTCTGGATGGTCATCTGAGTGATCGAGGACACGGACGTGGTTGAGATCTGCACGTGCCAAGATCTCAAGGTGGCGCTTGTCAACGTCCACCCCTTGCTTCTTGTAGAGGCGATGCAGCGCATCCGCCAAATACTGGCGACCCGCGCCGAGCCCCTTATGTGCCACCAGCTCGTCGGGCTTGGGCACGCCTTCGGAAAGAACGTCGCCGGCTTCAACGCGCTGGCCTGGGTGCACGAGGAGCTCGAGATGCGGTGCCACGTAGTGTTCGTGATCATCCACGTACACGTAGTGTCCGCCGTGAGGCGCCTTGACCGTGTTTTTGATCACGCCTGCACGTTCGGCCAGCGTCGCTTTGTTGAAGAAGCTCTGCGGCACTTCGATCATCTGGCGCACGCCGGCCAGGCCATCGAGCTCTTTGGACGCGCCTTTGAGGACGCGGACGCCGTGCTTGGCGTTCAGCGCAAACTGCGTGAGGGGTTCCGACAGCGCCTGAGCCGCGCGAACGCCCGCGTTCACGCCAATCGCGTGTGGCTGACCCTTCTCGTCCACACCCTGACACTTCTTGCAGACACCGTCTTTGGCGACACAGGTCATCGGTGACCGCACGTAGACCGTGTCCACCTGGGTGCGCAGTTGCGCCGCCACACTGGGAGTCACCAGGTCGTTGTGGTGAAACTTGCCGACATCGCGCGCGAGGTAGCGCCCCACGATGTGGCCGTCCGATGCTGCGAGGGCGATCCCGTTGTGCGTCCCGCAGTCGTCCATGGTCACGACGTACGGGTACATGTTGTTCACCAGGATCTTCGCCAAGTCACCCGGCTCTGCGACAGACGTCGAACTCTTGATCGTATTGATGCGGGCTTCGTTCCCCGTCACCCAGTATTCCGCAGGCGACAGCCCTTCAGAATACGACTTGCTGATCAACCACGGCGTAATGGCGCCCTTGTGGTCGACCGCTGCTACAGGCGAGCCGACGGTCTTCATCAGCTGGGGGACGTTGCCGCGTGCCCCTGACAACGCCATCTGCGTCATCGTCCCGGGATGCGTCCGGGTGTAGTGCATCATGCGGTCCTGCACGTCAAGGATCAGCTTCTCTTTGGCTTCTTGCGTCGGAGCGGCTTTGACAGCGGCCACAGCAGGCTTCATGATCTTGTCGCGATTGACGTAATCCGGCGCGATGTCATCCAAACCGACGGAGACGCCCTCCAACGTCGACACCTCATCACCGAGCTTCTTGAGCTTGGTGACGATGTCCACGTATGCGCGCGGATCTTCCTTCGCCAAGGCGGTCAACTTCTTGTTGAGCGCCGACTTGCTCAGCGCCTCGTCCGAACGGTACGCGGAGGGCAGAAGATCGTTCACCAAGAAGTGGCCGAGGGTCTGTGCCATGCGATCAACCCTGCTGATTGTTGTTGCCGCTCATCATGCCGCTGAGCAGCATGGGCGCGCCGATGCTGAGCCCAATCTGGCCCAGCGGATTGGACGCCACGCGGTTCAGCCCACCCCAGGCTCGTTGCGCCCAACCCTGGACTCCCGGTGTGGCAGCCGGGGCTGCAGGCCGCGGGGCGGCCGGACGCACCGGCTGGACTTGTTGCAGCGACGGCGCGGCGGCAGACGCCGCAGTAGACGCCATGGGCACGTTGGGGACGGCGCCTCGAATGTTGGCGGCGGACATGCCCGCAGCAAACTTGGCGAAAGCGGCCAGTTGTCCCTGCTGATACGCTTGATCCAAAATCGACATCACACGCCTCCGTAACGACCCATTCCGGGTGAGTTTGATCCAAGCCCGGTGGTCGCTTCCAAGCTGGCGCGTGGACCCCACATGGGCGGCTTCTCGAGCGGCCGATGAGACGCGGCAGTGCCCACGGGCTGATGATCATCCACGTGCCCTTCCAACGCCTTGGTCAACCACTCCGCGCCGAGATGATCAGGACCAGACGGCATGCGCTGCCCGAACAGCTCCGACGCCACGCGGACGCCGAACTGTTCAAAGGCAGCTTTCACGCCGGCAGCGTAGGCGTGCTTCACCGGAGCATCCCCAGGGCAGAGTGCAGGAGTTGGTTGACCTGGTCATCGTTCAGGTCGATCTTGGCACGCTTCAACTCTTGCTTGGCGAAGTCGATCGCCACTTCGAGCTTTTGCGGCCCCAAGTTGGGCGCGGGCGTCTTGACGACTCCCACGTCAGGCAGACCGGCGCTCTTCGCCTTGATCTGCTTTCGCGCCCACTCTTCGGCGTACCCGATCGACTTCTTGAGGATGTCGCCGATGATCTTTTCCTGGTCGCTGGTGAGCGTCAGGTTCATCTTCTTGCGCAGGAAGGTGACCACCAGACCGGTGAGCGCGGTGCCCAGGATGGGGAGACCCCAGTTCAAAAAGAGCTCGAGCATAGTAACCTCCGCCCCAATCGTAGGTCAGAGCACGGGCACCATCATACGCCGAATGTCGTCCAGATGTCGTTGATCCTCCAGCAGCGAGTTTTCGATGAGGATCCGCAGACCCACATTCTCTCCGGCCGCCGCCAAGATGGCCCGCTGACCCTCGATGAGCTCTTTCTCGAGCCGCATCAGGTGCATGAACATCTCCGCCAAGGCGGGAGTCGATGGCACCTTCTGCACCTGCACATCGGGTTCTCCGCCGAGCGCAGTGATCTTCATGGCGAGATCGTAACAGGCTTTTCGCTCTTCGTCCAAGTGCTCCTGGAAATGAGCGTAGATCGTATCGCGGTAATGTGCGCGAATCCGATCACCGTAGTTGATATACGCCAGCACGGCGGTGTACTTGAGCTTGAGGGCTTTCTGCAGCAAGCTGATCATCGCTTGTTGCGGCACCGCAAACAGCCCCTCCTCCGGCGACACCGCCAACGGGTGCATCCCCTCAGATGCGGTGGTTGGCTCCGCAGCCGGTTGTTCGACAGGTGCAGCCTCCGCAGGGGCGGCCGGCTGTTCGGCAGGGGCGGCCTCGGGGGTTGCGGGCGCGTCAGGCTGGGTCCGGTAGTTCATGCGATCTCCACTTTGTCGCTGAGTTGAATCTCGCCGCGTTTGTACGCTGCGAGCGCGTCGCTCTTGGTCTTGTACTTGTGGACCTTGCCGGCGGCGCCCGCCGTATGTTGCGTGGCCATGTGGATGCCCATGACGGCTTCCATCGCCGGCTTGACGAGCAGTTCGTCCTTCGACTTGTCACCGAAGATCAAGTTCGACAACGTCATCTGCTTGACCTCCGCCACTGCGGCGGGCAACGCGGGCGTGTGCACCTGGAAGGTGTCACCGTCGTAGTCCGCGTTCATGTGCGGCTCCATGAACGCATTCACCCGGATCGTTTTCCCTGGGACTGGCACCGCGTAGGCGCCGATGATGTTGTAGCGGTGTAGCGTTGGCGCACGATTGACCATGACGGGGCGTTCGGCAACCTCGGCCATCAACGCGTCGCGCGCCGCCGGGTGTCGCTTGTGCACCATCTCGTTGGCCTGCACCGCCGGGAACCCGCGGCGCACCAGACGCGCGATCACGAACTTGCTGAACATACCCCAGAGCATCTCTTCTGGGAGTCCGACCTCATCCATGCCCAGAGAACCGTCTGGTGCGATCGTCCCGCGTCCTGAGAAGTCCTGTTGACGCTTCAGCAACTTCTTCTGGAAGAAGGAGCTCTTCGGCGTCGTCTTGCCGGTCAGGTGCTCGATGAACCCCTTCACGTTGCGCTTCTGCAGCTTCGGGTTGTCGCTGTCATGCGTTCCGATCACAGCGCCCATGGCGTTGAACAGGTTCTGGCGCAGCTGTGCATGTTCTTGCGGAGGCAAGGCTCGATCGGTGACCTGCGTGTGCAACGCGTTGTTGTGGAGAATGGCGCTCTGGTAGAGGTAGTTGGAATCGCCGACCACCAGATCCCCGCTGGGACCGGGCAAGATGGGACGCATCACCGGTGGCAACACCGGCAGCTTGCTGAGCACGTAGGCGTCGCCCGCCTTGAGACCGCCGGCTCGTAGAGCTTGCAGCATCTTGATCTGTTTGACTGCGTCGTCCAACTTCGACGGCGGCAAGCCCTTCATGTTGGCACGCAACTGCGCCAGCCGCGCGTCCACGTCGATCTGATTCAACCGTGTCTTGACACCGGCCCCGCCTTCGTTTGCGTGCATCTCCTCGAGCGCCTTGTTGGTCAGACCCAGCAGGCGTCGTGCGGGCTCGAAAAACACCGGGTTCAGGATCGGCTCAGCCAACTCGATGTGCGACCACTTCGTGCCCGTAGGCCCGCCGGTTGTCACGGGATCAAAGAGACCGCCGCGCTCGGGCTCGAGATTTTTGGCCTTGACCAGTTTCTCGTTCTGCACGGCGCCCGCTGACATGCGGGTGACGTCTGCGTCGGTCAGAGGCCGCAACGTAGCCGTGTGTCCCTTCTTCTCGATCTTGATGCCAGCGGCCTGGATCATGTGCTCGAACTTGTCATACGCGAAGCTCGACTTCAGCGGCGGCAGCGGCATGCCCAGCTGCGCGGCGCGCCAGAACGCGTCGTTCTTCTGGCTCTTGAGCACCGAGGTCTCGTGGAGCACGTTGCGCGCATTGTGCGCGACGAGCGCGTTGAACTCCATCTTGCCGATGCCCTTGGCACCTTCGTCACCGCCCTTGGTCGGCTGCTGGTTGACGTCGTAAGCGCCGGTACCGCGAGCCGAGAAGTTCGAGTCGGTGGTCTTGAACAGGCGCAACGTGTACTGCGGCCCGACGAGCACGCCCGGGATCGTCTTCCCTGACATGGGGTCGAATACGGTCTCCTTGTCCGAAATCCCGTGCTGCTTGAGCAGGTCTTTGGCCCACTGCACGTTGTCCCGCCCGGAGAAGTTCTCCACCACGATCGGCTTGCCTGTCTTTTCCGCCACCTTTGCGATAGCCGTTTCGATGATCTGCGCTGGATTGATGCGGGAGATGACACCTGCGGAGGTGTACAGGATGTCGATCGGCTGCCCTTTGGCGTCCTGCACCATCTTCTCGTCGGGGACGATGTGCGAGATGACGCCCTTGTTGCCGTAGCGTCCGGCCAGCTTGTCTCCGATGCGCATCGGCTCCTGGGTTTTGATCGTCACCACCACACGGCGATCCGACTTGTAGACGTCGACCACCTCTCCCGGAAAATCGTGGTCCCAGGTGCGGACCTCTTCGCGGTACGGGTTGGCGAGCGTCTTCTTGAGGTTGCCCAAGAGGGCGTCCGTTGCGCTCAACTTCCCCTTCCGAGCCACGGCGATGATGAGCTCGTGCGGCATCACGATCTCACCTTTCTTGATCACACCCTCGGCATCGAGGCGTCGGTACTGGTCGCCTGTGTACTTTGCGCCGTAGTAGAGGCGGTGCAGCTCGCGCCGCATGATGATGTCAGCATCGACGTCAAGTACCTCTTTATACATGTGCTCGGAGGTGAGCTTCTTGGCCGCCCCCTCCGAGATCACCACCGCGTCATTGGAGTTCAGGCCGTAGTAGGCCATGTACCCCACCTTCATGTTACGGCCGAGCGCCAGCTCTCCGTTACGCGTGAAGTTGGAGTCACCGAGCGCCTGATCTTCCTTTACATGATCTCCGGGCTTCACCGTCACGTTGTGGTGCAGGTACGTCTTGGACGCGAAGGGGAAATGGGTATCGTACGGCACCTTGATGAGGTCGCTGTCGTCGGCGGCAGCAGCCTTGTGGAACTTGGATTTGGCCAACGGCTGCATCGGCTGCTTGCGGCGAGGTGTCAGGTAGTCGTCGAAGAAGTCGCTCCACGCGTACGTGCTCATCGAGCCGTAACACCACTCAGGCACGTGGCGCAGGTACATCTTCTTGGCTTCGTCCGCGTTGGAGAAACCGATCATGCACTTGTCTTCGTCAGGCGTCCCATCAAACTTGAGTTGATGGATCACGAACACTTGTGCGAAGAAGCCCTGCTCCTTCAAGTAGACGTCGACGGTCTCGCCGTCATCACCCAGGGTCTTGGGGATGAAGCCGTAGGCGGCGAACATCTCCTTCTCCCACGTCTCGCCCGTCTTCTTGTTCACGCCCGTGCGCTTGTCGCCCACATCCCATTCGATCTTGACGACGATGCGATGCGAATCCGGCGGCGACATGACCGTCTTCTGCCGCTTGACCTTGCCGGCTACTTTCGTAAAATCGATCTCGTAGTTCCGGATCTCTTCTGCTTTCTTCATGCCGGTGGGGTCGATGTAGATGTACTGGTGGTCGATCTTGACCACTTTCCCAGCCACTGGCGCTGTGGGCACGACGAGCTTCCCGAGCTCCCGCTCGAACGACGACACGCTGCCTTTCCCGGACTCGCCGAGGATGCGCGCCCCCACCTGCACCCACGGCACCTGGCGGTCCACCAGAGGCAGCGCCTGCGTCTGCATCTTGCTGCCCATGGTCGCGCGATTGCCTTGGATCGACTCCATCATCGGAATCAGATTGGACGCAGGCGAGTAGAACTGCGACGCGTGGTAGAACTCGTACTGCACCTGGGACGCGGGCACGTGCTGGACGTGGCCGTCCTTCATGGCGTCCACCAGACCGGTCATCTTCTGCCCAGGGAACGCGACGACCAGCTTGGCCAACTCCTTAGCCGAGATCTGTTCGAACTTGCCTGTGCGCACGTTGCGGACAGGGGTGTACAGGTTGCCCTGCGCGTCGCGATGGGTGAGCATCGAGGCGCGGATGTCGACGCCCGCTTTGAAGCTCTCGGGCGTGCGCACGGCGTCCAGGATGCCCAGGTGCGTCGGGTGGAGCTGCCGGGCCTCCATGGGGATGGCGCGCTCGGAGGAGATGCCACCTTCACCCAAGGACGTCACTTTCACCGCATGGTCGATCATTTCCATGGGATTGATCTGCGTAGGAATGGCGCTGAGCTGGGAGCCCGTCAAAAACGACCGCACACCCGCGCTGAACGGTGCAGCGGGAACGATCTCACGGATGGTGTTTTTGGTGACCGCACGTCCCTTGACCCGCATCGCGAGGGCGCGCGCGTCCAGGCTCACGCGCTCTTTGATGAAGTCGTCGACCGAATGGAACGTCTTGAAGGCCAAGCTGTCGCGGTCGTCGACGTCGTCGCCACTCTTGTAGACCGACAGCAGCTTGGCGGAGGCGTCCAGAATCGCCTGCGGCGACACTTTGCCGTGCGCCACACCGAGCGTCACCTGGTTGACTTCAGGATCCATTGCCGTGTTCTCGTACGCGGCCTGGATGGCTCGAACCTTGTCCTCGACGGAGCCGGCAACTTGCTTCGACGGATGCACGACCTTGCCGTAAAGCTTCTCGATCGCTTGCGTCTCTTTGCCGATGAAGGATCGCTGGTTTTCCTCGGCGACCCCGGCACCCCAGGTCTTCACGATCTTGTCGTGACTGACACCCAGGTGCCGCAGTACCGGGTACAGCGGGATGGTCGTGGTCCCGTACTCCAGGTACGGGTGCCCCTTACGGGGATCGAGGGACAGACGGAAGTTCGAGCCCTTTGACAAGTTGAACGACGTCTCCAGCTCTTCATTCGCCCGCTTGCGGGTGTACACCCCGGGCTTCATGCGGATCTGATTGGAGACCTGGTATTCATTGCCGTCCAACACGAACGTGTGCCGTTCGGTGAAATACGGCAGATGCAGGAGCGTGAAGTTCTTCACGCGCTCCAACTCTTTACCCGTCTGATCTTTCATCACCAAGGTCGCACGGACGGGCTCGTGCAGTGTGCTTCCTTGCAGGAGGGCCTGCTTTTGCTCAGCAGGTCCGAACTCGCGCTCGACCACGTGCGGATCGTGGAGCTCGATGGTGCGGTCGCGCATTTGCAACGGGAAGGACCGCGTCAGGCCCTCCAGCGCTTTCGCGCGAATCTGGGCCCGGCGAGTGGGTGCGTCGATGAGGACCGGTGTGAGTTCCATGGGCGAAGTATAGCGCCGCGCCATGCGAAGGCGACTGCCTTTTCGGGGTATAAGGAGAGACCCCCGCAAAGGTGGGTCTGATCAACAACGAGGATGCTGATGACCGAGATCAACAACAACACCAACCCGAGCCTCACCGTCATCCCCGCCGTCCCTGTGCTGCGCGCCGCACTCATCGCCTGGTGCGAGGGCGATGGCTGCGCGGACAACTACGAGACCGCCCTGCTCGCCCGCAAGTTGTCGCTGCAGCACTGCCACTTCTGCGGCGCCGAGGCCGACCCTACCATGGCCCTGGACAAGCCGTGGAACGAGGTGCAGCTCTGCGCCTGCATGACCCCGGATGCACTCGAGGCCGCGTCGCGCGCCCCGATGATGTGGGTTGGTCGCGCCGACGCCGTGATGCCGGCGCGGCTCGAAAACACGCGCACGGAGAACTACGTCGAGCTCCTTCGCGGGTGGCAGCCGCGCGTGGAGGAGATGCTGACGAAGGTGGCCGATGGACGCCTGTCGCGGCACACCGCGGTGTACCGCAACACGTGCAAGTGCGGCGTCGAGTTCGAGGTCACCGCAGGGATGATCGCGAGTACTTACAAGAGGTACAATGCGCACATCCTGATGGGGCGATGCGCCACGTGCCGCCTCCCGTCGCGCAGTGCCCCGCTGCCCGCGCCGGCGAAAGCGGAGCCGTCGCATGCCGCCAAGCCGACGAAGAACAAGGCGAACAAGAAGCGGAAGAACCGCCGCGACGACGACGTCGGGCACTTCGCCACGACGCTGGCACACGGATCGCCCAAAGAGGGGAACGCCACCGTCGGCGAGGCCCTCACACAGAGCGGAGGAAGCGACGTGTTGCAGGCGGCACTGAGCCGCCTGCGAGAAAGTGCAGCATGAGAATCCGATTCCTGAAGTTGATCGCCAAGACTCTGTTCAAGTGAGCTAGCGATCGGAGAGGCTACCCCTCGCAAGAGGGGTCGGTCTCTTTTTGGCTACAGATCTGGCTCATCCTGCTGCATGGGCGGATTGGAGCTGGCCTTGATTGCGGCAGCAGCCGCTGCCGCGCGCGTCGACGTCGATGGGAGTGGCGTGGTCCGCAGCTTCTTTTCGTACCACTTCGTCGACACGAGGATGGAGCCATCGCGCTGCACGTACTCTGCTTCAGGCGCGAGGATCGATTGCCCCGCCAAGCCACGGTCCACCATGGCCTGGTATTCCGCCAGCTGCGTGTGCGGGCACACGTACTCGCCGTCCGCCGGAAGCAGCGAGGGGTCGATCCCTGTCGCCTCCAAGCACCGCTTGCAGGTGTGCCACGGCTTGAAGATCACGAAAACGGCGCGTTTGCAGGAGAAGTCGAACGCGACAGTCCCCTCGACACCCGTCGGGTCATCCTTGGTGTCCACCACGCGGTGATGCGGGTGCTTCTTGAGAGGGAAGCCGTCCGGCAGATCCTGTCCGTCGCCGGTGGCGACTTCAGGGATGGCGGATGCCTTGGAGAGCAGAACGGCGAACGTGTCGTTGTCAGCTGGGCCTGCCATGAGTCCTCACTGCTGCGGCGGCTGTCCGCCACCTTGAGCCTGCGCACGGAGCTGCGCGGTCTGCTGGGTTTGCTGCTCTTCGAGCCGCTGAATCACGACCGAATACATCACCATGTCCTCGGTCTGCAAGCTGTGCAGCTGCGATTTGCGGGTGTTGGGGTCCACACCCATGAGCTGGGACACGATCTGATCCGCTTGCGCGATGACAGCCTGCTGGTCGTAGTTGAGGCCCGCGGCCCCGCCGACCTCTTGCTGCACTCGTTGCGCGAGCGTGTTTTGCATCTTCTGCAGCTCGGTCTCGAGCTCCTGCTTGAACTTGGCCTCGTCGATCGCCTCTTGCTTGCGCTTCTTTCGCTCTTTGTCGAGATCGAGACCGAGGCGATCCGCCATGGTCGTGAGCGACACGATAGGCACGGGACCAGTGGCCAGACTGATGATCGTCTGCTTGGTCTCGGTGTCGTCGACCATTTTGAGCGGCACGAGCTCAGTGTCGATGTTCTCCCAGCCCAGGTAGTTCGACAGCTGATCGGTGTACCACTGCAGCAGGTCGTTCATGTCGTCGGCGTCGTTCTGCGTCTGATTTTCAATCAAGCGCAGAGTAGCCTCCATGCCCGCCTTCGTCAGGCCGCCGTAGAGGAACTCCACCGGCACACCGAGCGCCGCCATGATGGCCTTGTCGGCTTCTTGCGTCTCCCCGAGGGTGAGCATCGCGCGGCCGTCGCCGCCCATGGTGGCCACGCCGAGCGGCACCGGGGCGAACATGACGTGCAGCGGGTCGCGGCGCCAGCGGCGGATGTTCTGCTTCGTCTCCTCCTGCCACCGCTGCAGATTCAGCATCATGCCGGGGTCGCTGGCCGTGGCGCCGTTCTGCACCGGGTGCAGGATGCGCATGGGCACGATGTGCTCGAGCGCGATGGCCTCGTTGGCCTTGCGCAGCACCATCGTGTAGAGGAAGAGCTTCAGCGTCGAAGCCAGCGGCGGAAAGCCCCACTGCTGATCGATGCCCGAAGGCGCGGCCACCTTCATGTGGAAGATGGCGTTCTTCTCGAACCGGAAGAGCTTGTTGTCGCGGATGTTCTGCAGCCACTCGAAAGGCATCGAGTTGATGAGGTGCTTCGACCCTGCGCGAACCTTGTCCTTGATCTCTTGCGGAATGTTGAAGTAGTAGAGCGACTCACCCGTGATCGGATTGTACTCCACGTCCATCTGCTTGGGGTCCCAGCGGATGATGTGGATCTTCTCCGGCGCCACGTTCTTACGGTCGATGACGATGCCGTCGACGGCCTTCCGACAGCGCTTGCAGGTGTACCGGAAGGTCAGCTTCTTGAGATCAAACTTGTATTCGACGTGCTTGATGTTGGTCAGCAGCTGACACTGCGGACACTTCAAGAAGCGCAGGAAGGGTTTGTAGATCGACGTGAAGTGGTTGCCGTAGACGTACTTGTCGAGTGACGCGCGCAGAAGTGCGCCCTTGATCTTCAACGTCTTCCGGTAGAGCTTCCGGTACCGCCCGCGCAACGTGTCGTTGCTGCCGCCGTACTCGATGTCGGTGACCACCAGCTCGCCGAACTTACGCAATGCCGCGTAAATGTGCGCGCTATTATATAGTAAGTATTCGGACCACTTAAAGAGATCTTTTAGCTTACGAGGCGCAAAGCCCGTGAGGAAATCAAATGCAGGATTTGGGTGTGACGCAGCTCTATCAAAAGCAGTCAAGCTATCTGTCACGGAGAAGTCGTTCGACATCGCGGCTTCCTTTTGTTCACGGCGATCTCGCCCCGGAGACGCTGCTGATGCGTTCGCTCCCGATGACAGTTCGCGCAGACCAGGTCACACTTGGCAATCTCCGCAAGTATAGCCGCTTTGGGCGTGGCCTTCAGCGCCAAGGCGGAAACCGACGCTACCTTCTTCCGGACGTCTCGGTGATCGAAATCCATCACGTAAGGCGGATAGTGGATGCCGCAGTCTAAGCAGGGCTGATTCTTCAGGCTGTCCAACCAGGCGCGACGTTCGGCCCGAAGCGCAGCTCCACGAGCGTTCGCCTCCTTGCGATGCGTTCGCGCCCATGTTCGAGCGCGGTCCCGCGCGCACGGCTTGCAGTAAGAGCAGAGGTACCCTGTCGCTGCGCGGGAAAACTGCTCCGCCTGCTTCTGCTTTTGGCAGATCACGCATCGTTTTCGCTTGACGTCTTTCGCGGACCGACGCATGCGTCCCTTTACCAGTCCGGGTTTATCCGGTAAACAGGTTTCCGATGGCGACTCTCGACTTCCAGATGTTCAACGGCACGCCGGGCTTCATCATCGCCGGCTCCGACCCCAAGTACACGCGGGTGCACGCGGGCACCTACGACAAGAAGCGCACGCGCTGGATCTTCCCCGCGTACCCGCCGTTCGGCCCCCTTGTCATCAGCGATCTGCGGACTGTCGACAAAACGCTGCAGTACAGCCCGGCCGCTGAGCAGTACATGCGGGAGTTGGCTGAGCTGCCCCGCCGATTGCAGGACCGTGAGCTCCCGTCGCAGCTGACGTACCACACCCGACCACTCGACCATCAGATGCACGGGTTGACGTTGTTCCATCACCACCCGCGGTTCGCGCTGTGGTGGGAGCCTGGCTGTGGCAAGTCCAAGGTCGCAATCGATGCCTTCCGCGCGGCTCGACTGCAAGATCCGACACAGAAACTCTTGATCTTGTCGCAGAAGGTCACCCTCGACAACTGGGTCAAAGAAGTCAAGATCCACGGTGGCGGCGAGTTGAACGCCATCGCGCTGACAGGCAGCACTGCTGAAAAACGCGAAGCGCTGCTACAGGCCGCCGACTACGACATCATCGTCGCGAGTTATGGGACCGCACGCACGATGGGCTTGCCCGAAGTGCACAAGGACACCGAGGCGTTCCTGAAAGAGCTGACGCGTCAAGGCAAACCTCTGACGGAGAGCGGTCGAAAGACGCTCATGAACATCGTCAAACGCGTTGCGCTCCCAGACGATCAGAAGCGTCTCGCCACCCTGTGGGCTGATGGCGTGTCGTTCGTTGAACTGGACCGGATCGCAACGACGGAAGCGGCCAAGAGCGTGCAGTGGTTGGAAAACCTGAAGTACAACCGCATCCTCGTCGACGAAAGCCAGAACATCAAAGATCAGACCGCCCAGCAAACGAAGGTCATCGTCGAGTTGAGCAAGAAGGCGTCGCACCGGGAGTTGTTGTCGGGCACACCGACGTCGGGGAATCCGACGCACTTCTATCCTCAGATGAAGTTCCTGTCTCCGGCGATCTTCCCCGAAGATTGGTTTCGGTTCTCCGATCTGTTTCTCGAGCGGTCACCGCACAATCGGCGCATTGTCACAGGCTTCAAGAATCTCGACGTGATCAATGAACGTGTCGGACGCGTTTCAGACACCAAAAAGAAAGCTGACTGTCTCGATCTCCCCGAGCGTACCTTCATCGACATCAAGGTGAAGATGAGCGCCGAACAGCGTCGCCTGTACAACACGCTCGTCACCGCCATGGGCGCAGATCTCCAGTCGTTCTTCGACAAACCTTCGGGGTCAGACCTCGAAGTCCAGAACGCTGCGACGTTGCTGAACAAGCTGGGACAGGTTTGCTCAGGGTTCATCCTCGATAAGGGCAACAAGACCACCCTGTGCGATGGCTGTGAGCACTTGCGCGACTGCGTCGACGCGTCGATCGTCCCGTACACCGCTCTCTGCAAGAAGGAGACGCGCCCGCCGCCGACCAGCGCCAACTACCTGAAAGAGAATCCCAAGCTGGCGGCGTTGACCGAACTCCTCGATGACCTTCTCGCGGACCCCAAACGCAAGGTGATCATCTGGGCGTACTATCACGCCGAGTTGAACCAGATCCAGGAGTTGCTACAGGAGCGGCAGTGGGGTTTCGTGCGCATGGACGGTGAGACCACCAAGCCGCAGCAGAAAGTCGACAAGTTCAACGAAGACCCCACGTGCCAGGTCTACCTGGGACAGGTCAGTACGGGCGTCGGGATCACACTCAACGCCGCGACCTACATGGTCTACTACTGCCTGGACTGGAAGATGGATCTGTACCTGCAGTCGCTCGACCGCAACTACCGCGTCGGCCAGCACCAGAAGACGACCGTCTACCGGTTGTTGATGCAGGACACCGTCGAGGAGTACAAAGTCAAGGCCCTGGATCAGAAACAAGATCTCAGCGCCATCCTGACCAGCAAGCTTGCGTGCGTCGGGTGCAAAAAGCGGTATGAGTGTCTGCAAGACGGTGTGTCATTGTTCGACCCCGGCTGTTTGTACAAACGATCGGCGAAGCGTACGATCGCTCACGCAGAGGTGCTGAAATGAAAGTTCTTTTGGGTCCGGACGATTTGCTGGACATCCTGTGCCAGCACTTCGACAGTGAGTTCACCCGCGAGACCGTGCGTATCCCCGACGAGCTCGAGATCGTCATCAACGACGTGCCCGTGCCGGCTTCGGAACGCCGTACGGGAACGACCCCGACACGCACCGTGCCTCCGCCCCGGAGCACGCCTGCCGCCCTCCGCACCGCAGACCCCGACAACCCGCCGATCACGGACCCCACCGAAACCGACCTCGAGAAGTACGCCGCTCGCGGCGACCCTGACGCCAGCCTCGACGCCCCGACGCCAGGCGCTGATGGCTTCGTCGGGGAAAGTGTGGCAGGGTCACCCCGCGCCATCCTCGAGCAGTCGCGCGAACTGGAAGCCCGTCTCGAGCGCGAGCGCGGGCCCAAGCAGCGCAAAGGGGGAACGGCCAAACCTCCGACCTCGTTCAATGAGGAGCTCGCATGACCGAAACGAAAGAGTCCCGGACCGAACGCCTGCTGCGCGTGCTGAACGTTGGGGACGACTTCAAAGATCCCCGCTTGCCGAGCGGTTTGTTCTCGCACAGCCAGTACAACTCCTGGTTGTTCTGCGGCGAGGCGTACCGGCTCAAGTACGTCGAGAAGCAGCAGACGCCGGACTACGTCTCCACGACCAATGGGAGCGCGGTGCATTCCGGGATCGAGGCCACGCTCACCGCCAAGATGAACGGCGTGACGCTGCCGCTCGAAGAGGGCCACGAAGTCGTCCGTCAAGTCGTGAAGGAGAAGGCGGAGCGGATCGAGAACTGGGGCGAGGACATGGACGCCCAAAAGCTCGAGCAGAAGGCGATCCGCCTCTACAACGTGTTCTACATGCAGGCGCTTCCGCGTCTCAACCCCGTGGCGCTCGAGCAAGGGTTCGCCAAGCGGCTCGGCGATGTCCCCGTCATCGGCTTCATCGACATGATCGACGAGGTGCCGGCGCTGGCCTCGCCCGGCATGGCGCCCGAAGACGTCGCTCTCGCGCCCAAACAGCGTGTCGTCGTCGACCACAAGACCGGCTCGGCCAAGTGGTCGCAGAAGGAAGTCGATGACGACACGCAAATGACTCTGTACGCCCATGTGATGGGCTTGCAGGACGTCCGGGTCGATCAGTACCTGGACCAGAAGAAGGGTGCCATCTACCATCGCGGTGACGGCATCCGTGGTTCGGCCCAAATCGAGATCTTCGTCGACCACATCAACCAGGTCGCGGAGTTCGTTCGCCAGGGCGTGTTCCCCAAAGCCCAGATCGGCAGCTGGTGCTGCAATGCTGAACACTGCAGCTATTGGAAGCAGTGTCGTGGCAAGTTCTCGTGATCCGCAACCCGCAAGGAAGACACATGACCATCAAGCTCGAGCACACCTGCAGCCGTTGCAAGCGCGTCGTCCGTGACGAGATGAGCGATGTCGCGGCAGCGCAAGCAAGCGAAGCTCTCGACGCCAAGCGCGCCAAGGCGCTGGCGGACCTGCAGGAGTTCGTCGCCACCATCGATCCGGAGCTCTTGCCGGATCTGTTCATCGTTCGGCGCGGGGCCGACGTGATCCACCAAACGTACTTGTGCGACGCGGACGACGCCAAGCGGTCGTGCGTCAAGCGAATCCAGGATCTCGTGACCGAGTGCGAGACGCTGGCGCCGCGCAAGCCCAAGACGAAGAAGACGCCGCCCCCGGCCGCGCCGGAGGCCAAGGACTCGAAGCCGGCGGCCAAGGACGCGCCGCCCGCCGACCCCGTCTCGAACGACTGATCCCAGGAGGACGCCCGTGGACAAGTTCGCTGTCGAAACCGACGAAGAAGAGACCCCCAAGACCGCCGAGGAGAAGGCCACCTGTCCGCGTTGCGGCAGTGCGCTGCGTCCTCGCGAAGCCACGGGCGTCCCCCTGTGCCCCAACTGCGGCTCCCAGCCGTTCGAACGCAAGGACCGCCCCTGATGGCCGCGGGACGAACCGCCCCCTCACACAGCGATCTCGAGCAGGTGCGTCGCCGCCTCGCGCAGCAACAGCATCTGCTCGACAAGCTGAAGATCATTCGCGCGCTTCACGTTGTCTCGTACAACATGCGTCGCGAAACCAACGACTTCGCCGTCGAGTACTATTTTGCGATCGGCGATATCCTCGAAGGCGTCAAGCCAGAAGAACTCAACCTTCGAGTGATCAACAAAGAAGAGTTCCTTCGGGAGTTGAACAATGGGTCCGGATAAGCAAGTCGAAGTCGAAGTCCGCACAGGCGCAGACACGCTCCCAAACGATCCCGTGCTCACGCAGGTGACCCGGGTGCTGGCGACCAGCCAGCTGCTCTTCACCGCCAGCAACGACGCCTTGGCGCTCTTGCGGGAAGGCAAGCCCTACAGCGCGATGCTGCGGCTGCTGACGGGCGCGGGCACGGTCCTGATGAACGCTCACCGCGACGCCCAGCGTCTGCAGCGCCTGCGGTCGTTGCATCAACGCATGCGCCGCGATGGTGACACCCCTGAACTGCGCGCGGCGTTGAACGCTGAGCTCGACGCGCTGTGAGGCAACATGGCCAGCAAGTCCAACGCCACCAACGAAGAGTTTCCCCTCGATGACATCCAAGTCGGGGAGAACATTCGCTCGGATCTTCCGAACATCGACGAGCTTGCGGCCAGCATCGCCAGCGAAGGGTTCCTGCAACCGATCATCGTGACGCGCGCGGAGGGCGGCAAGGTGGACCTGGTCGCGGGCTGGCGCCGCTACGCCGCAGCAAAGAAGCTGAAGCTGCGCGTTGTCCCGGTCCGCATCCTCACAGCGGACAAGCCTGGCCGGCTGCGGATCGCGCTGCTGGAGAACCTGCAACGGGAAGACATGAACCCGCTGGATAAGGCCAAGGCCATCCAGAAACTCATGGAGATGGACGATCTGGATCAGAAGACTGCTGCCGAGTTCTTGAACGTCTCGGAAAGCTACGTCTCGCAACACCTCAAGCTGTTGAAGCTGCCCGGTGCAGCGCAAAGTGCCCTGAAGAAAGGCCAGATCGACATGGCGGGTGCTCGCGCGCTGGGGCGTCTCCCCGACGAAGCCGCGGTCAAAGAGTTCCTGCCTGTGGCCAAGACGGCCACCGTCGCCGAGCTGAACACGCAGATCGAGTTCAAGCTGCACGAGGACAAGAAGGACGCTGAGCGCGAGGCATTGGCGCCGCCCAAGAGTCGCAGCAAAAAAGTCGATGCCGAACCAGCACCTGCCGCAGAACCGGAACGCAAAAGCCTGGCCGAACGGTACGCAGATCTGGAAATGACCCCGCTCAACAAGTCGACCTTGCGAGAGAAGCTGATGGAGCATGCCATCAAGCTCGACCAGGCGAAGTCGGCCGAGAAGCGAGCGGAGTACAAGTTCATCCTCCGCGGATTGGAGATCGCGGCAGGGATCACCAAGTAGTCACTCGGTGAACAAATCTTCGCTATCGGTGATCGCTTGGGCTTCCAAATGGGTGCGGAGTCGCAACAAGGTTTCTTGCTTGATGCGCCGCACCCATTCAGAGGAAAGACCGAGGCGACTCGAGATCTGACGCAAGTTCTTGGGTTCTTCGCGCACTCCGAAGTACGCCAACAAGATGTACTTCTCGCGGTTGTCCACCTGCAGTTGATCCAGCGCGTCGTACACGGTGTTCGCGCCGTACGTGTTCACCAGGTTCCGTTCCAGCTGATCATCGCTCTGCGAGTCGTCAATCGCCTCGCTGCGTTCCAGCAGCACCATAGCCGCGTCGAACGACACCTCTTCGCCTTGACGGCGACGGAGACGAAGGTGCTTCTGTTTGTACGCGGGCACGTGCACCAAGCCGGAGTGGTCGAGTTCGTCTCGAATCTTCTCCTTGATCCACCAAGCAGCATACGTCAGGAATCGAGTCCCGACGGTCAAATCAAACCGGTCGATCGCAATCAAGAGGCCGACGTTCCCTGCAGAGATCAACGTCTTGACGTCCTCCGCAGTGTGGCTCGCCCCACGCGCCATGCGCGCGTAGTCGTTGGCCATCTTGATGACGAACCGGAGCGCCCCGCGAATGAGCTGCTCACGAGCTCGATAATCACGAGGCGCGTCACAGCGCAGACATGCTTTGATGTGATCTTTGGCGATCGGAAACTGCCACCGGCACTTGGTACAAGTTCTGTACTGCGTAAAGAGTGCCCGCTCTTGCTCTGCGGTGAGCAGGACGCTAGTCCGCACATCAGCGAAGTACGCTTCCAAGGTCCGATCGTCACTTGGTTTGTTCATGCGGCGCCTGACATGTTGGACTTGCGTTCCCGAGCCTAACGGCGGTAGCGTACCAGTCCACCTGAACGGCTGCTAGTAGATCCAACGACACAACACAAGACGGAGTGCCTTCATGGCAAATGAAACCGACGCGCCCGCCCCCGCGACCACGGAGACGGCGCTCGTTCCGGCGGGAGAGACGGCAATCGCCGCCCCCGTCAACGCGATGTCGCAGAACGCCGCGCTGGCCGCGCGCCTCCCGCCGCGCTACCGCGAGCAGGTGCTCTTCCTCGCGCGCCCGACCCCCGAGAAGTTCGCCGACATCATCAGCAAGCTGCCCGACACGCTGCAGCCGGCGATGCTCGAGCTGATCCGCAAGACCCGCCCGAAGAAGCAGGGCATGCACACCGAGCGCGAGGGCTTCGCGCCCACGGCGGTGCGCGTCAACCAGGGCACCGGCAATGACGCCGCGCGCCCCCAACGCCACGTCGCCGGTGACTTCTACACCGCCGACTCGCGTGATCTGGGCACCGAGCTGAAGGTCGCGTTCCTCGGGCTCTTCGAGGGCCGCACCATGTGGCCGCCGCGCGACGCAGGCGGCGGTGGCGAAGGTGGCGGCAAGGCGCCGATCTGCTTCTCGCTCGATCGGAAAATCGGGACGAAGTACGGCGACTGCGCGGCGTGCCCCAACGCGACGCGCAAGTACAACGAGGGTGGCTGCGGTCGCGAGATCACGGCGTGGTTCGTCGACAGCGACCTCACCGGCATCTACGAGATCAAGTTCACCAAGACCTCGTACTACAGCGGCGAGTCGCTCCAGAAGATCCTCTCCAAGTGCGAGAACCTCTGGGACCGCTGGTTCACGATGAAGAACGAGGAGCGCAAGGAGGGTGACCGTCGCTGGTTCGTCCTCAAGGTCACCCCGTTCAGCGATCCGAAGGTCCCGGGGGCGGGCAACACCGACCGGCAGGCGCATCCGCTGTACGAGGCGCTGTCGCAGCTCCTCGACGCGGACGTGTACTTCCCCAACCTGGCCGACACCTACGACCGCGCCAAGTCGAGCACGGACAACGGGGGCGAGGTGGCCGCGGGGGTTGACGAGGGCGCGTTGCTCAGCGAGACCGGCAGCGAGGGCGCGCCGGACTACAGCGGCGGTAGCGGCGGCGACAACGCCGATCTCTGACCTGTAGTGCGTCGCCAAGGGCGCCATTCCACCCACGTGGGGTGGCGCTCTTTTTTGCCCAGAGGTTCACATGTCCGCACCGCTCGTGATCCCCGAACACGTCTTGCAGCACGCGCCCTGGTCCATCAGCAAGGCTGGCGTGATCGAAAAGTGTTCTGCACAGTTCGATTACAAGTACGGCCCGAAGAAGATCAAAGAGCTCGTGGTCTTCCAGCAAGCTACGCTCGGCGTCGCGGTGCACAAGGTGCTCGAGTTCACGCTCGATGACGTTCCCACCAACACGGCGTTCATCCACGCAGCCGATCAGTGTGAACTGACCACCAACGAGCGCGACGAGCTCAAAACCTTCTACGATCAGGTCGACCGCTTCACCAAGCGCATGAAGAGCTTCCAGAAGAAGCACGGTGTGCTGCCGCAGAACCGCTTCATCGAACGCAAGTGGGCCATCAAGCCCGACTTCAGCGGCACGGACTTCTTCGACAAGAAGGGGTTCTTCCGCGGCGTCGTCGACTTCGCGATGCTGACGGCCAGAAAAGACCTGATCATCATTGACCACAAGTCGGGGAAAGAGAAGGACCTGAAGGAGTACGAAACGCAGTTCAAGACGTACTGCCTGATGGCGGTCGCCAAGATGCCGGAGATCAACGGCGTGCAAACGGCGATCAACTTCACCATGACCGACCAGCTCAAATGGAACAAGTGGGTCAGCAAGGCGCAGATCATCGAAGAGTACCGTCCCTGGCTCATCGACTACATCACGAAGGCGTGCGACGGACTCCTGCAAGCGCCGGCCCCCGTGAAGGGCTGGTACTGCAGCTGGTGCGGCTACAAGCCCATCTGCACGCTCTTCGGAGGAACCGGTAGCGTTCCCGAACCCGCAGCCGAGGGGACCTCGAGTGTCCCAGAAACCGCAGAATAGCAAGGCGGCCAGCTCCCCCAAGAATCTCACTGAAAAACAGATCAGGCGAATCTGGACAGAGCTGAAGCCGCAACCCTTGCTCGACCGTTTGCGCGCGGTGGCTCCGGGTGGCAAGTGGACTGCCTCGGGGTCGCGCGTAAGCGGCTGTTGCCCGTTTCACGACGAAACAGGGCCTTCCTTCCACATCTATCTTGATCGCGGCTACGCGAAGTGTTTCGGGTGCGAGAAGTTCACCAGCAACCCGATCGATTTGTGGGCGGGTATCAAGCAGATCTCACGCAATGACGCGTTGACCGATCTGCGTAATCTGTTTGGGCTGAAGTTCCTCAGTGCGACGGCCAACACCATGCTCGAGGCATGGGAGCGGCACCAGTTGCTGAAGAAGCGCATCTCACAGATCTGCCACGACACGCTGGTGAACGCGGTGGCAAACCCCACCGACCCCGTGTACCGCTTCGCACAAGGGACGGTCACGTATCTGCTGCAGACACGCGCGCTCCCCAAAGACGCGCTGCCGTCGCTGCCCATGTTGGGCATCCTGCCCCCGTTGGCACAGATCTACGACGCGCTCGACCAGGACGCCGCCCGTGAAAACGCCGCGCGCGCCAACGCCGCTGCCCCCGGGGAACGGGTCACGAAGGTCACGTCGCTGACGTCAGATGCCCAAGCGTACTTGTTGTCGATCAATCCGAGCTGGATTGGCGCGATCATGTTCCGGCTCGACCTGGCACCTGACGTCATCGGTCGTCTGAAGGTGCGGCGTCCTGACACCAAAGAAATGATGATGATCAAATCGGAGGCAGACGAGTCAGACGACATCGGCTTCTTCGGTCTGGGCTGGCCTCTCTACCGGTCGTTGCTGGGCGCCCAGCAGAAGTACGTGAAGGGGGCCTATCACGTCGAGGGTGAGTTCGACGCGCTATCCATCATGGCGCGCCAGGTGTTGGCGGGTGGGCCGGGTTTCGTCGTCGTCTCAGGTGGCGGCAGTGGCGGATCGATGCAGATCGATACGCTTCACCAGTTCGGCTTCGAAGAGGTCTACCTGGTTGGCGATGCTCCGCACAAGAAGGGCAACCAGCTGATCGGAGCTTGGCTGCCGCTCACACACAAGCTTCGCACGCGCATCTTCATCGGCTACAGCGAGTTCCCTGGCTCAGGGGACCCCGACGAGGCGGTCGCCCAGCATGAGCTGACGCGCGTGCAGGAGGTGTTGCTCGACACCGACAACCCCAACCGCTTCGCCTTGCCGCAAGACTGGTGCTTCGAACAAGTGGCGCCGGTGCTCGACGCACTCCCCGCCGGGGACGTGGCGCAGCAGCTCGCTGCCGCCAGTGACTGGGGCCGAAAGCTCAACAACCCCGCCGAGTGCGACGCGTTCCTGACCCGTTGTGCTGAAGCATACGGCATCGCGCCGTACCTGCTCAAACGCGCGATCACCGCGGCGGCCGATGACGAACCCGGCTACATCATGCGCATCGTGGATGTGCTGTCCTCGCAGTTCGCGGTGGTAGGCCAACGTGCAACGGACAGCGACCGCAAACTGTACCTCTGGTACAAGGCCGGCAAGCGGATCATTCAAGTTCGACTCGCGGACGACACGTCGCTCGAGCATGAGCTCGGCACGACGCTGGGGCCGACGTACCAAGTGTTCCGGGAAAAGATCGGGGTTCCAGCGTTCCTGGAGCCGAGCGACCTAAAAAAGAACAAGCTGCAAGAGCAGGACAAGGCGTTCCGCTGGTTTCTACGACAAGCGATCTTGCACATGGCGTATGACGCCCCCGATTTCAACTCAGCACCCCACAAGGGTCAAGGGATTCACGTCGAACGCGATCCCTTGGGCGGCCCACCCACGGTTTACCTGGTAAATGGCGTCGACGTGTACATCGGCACCTTCGATCAGCACAACACGATGCAGTGGAAGCTGTCGGAGGGCCCAACGCACAACGGCGTCGTATTCGACGTCGGCGTCCACGCCCCCGCCCAGCCGTTCCTGCCCTGGATCCAAAAGCCGGCAGACCTCGACCGCGCTACGACCCTGGACCCCAAGGCGCTGCACCAGACGCTGCACCGCATCCTGGACATCGGCTGGACGTTCAAGAACCACGGCCTCACCGTCGACTTCCTGGCTGCGCACCTGCTGGGTGTCACGGTGTCCGACGCCTTCCGCCGCAAGGTGTTCTTGGGCATCCACGCGGACACCTCGTCAGGTAAGAGCCGTTTGATGATGGGGTTGATCGCCGGTGCTGACTTCCCACGCATCCACTTGATCGCTGCAGCGCAAGGCATGTCAAACTTCACCGCAGCCGGTATCCGGCAGATGACGCACAACTCCGCGCGTCCGCTGTGCTTGGACGAGTTCGAGAACGAAGGGCTCGGCAACAAGAAAGACAAAACGATCACGGAAGTCTTCGAGATGTACCGCAGCCTGGTCGGCGAGAACAACACCTACACCATGGGGCAGCGCGGTGGTGACGCCGTCACCTACACGTTGAACTATCCGGTCTTCATCGCGGCGATCAACAAAGCGAAGAAGGTGCAGGACGCGAACCGCACCATCACGGTGCACATGCAGCGGGTGCCCAATCGCCTGGACCCCGTCGAGATCCTGCTGCAGGAATACGGCGCGGATACGCTGGAGTCGCTGAAGAAGGACTTGAGCATCGCTCTGCTGCCGCACATCGCCACACTGCAGCAGACGTACCGTGAGATCGAAGTCGAGTACGGTCGTAGCACGAAGTACCACATGGATCGCCGGTACTTCGAGGGGTTGTTTCCCGCGCTCACGATGATGCGCTTCTTAGGTCTGGACTACCACCAGTTCCTGGACGACTTCTATGAAGCGAACAAGGAAGCATTCCGCTTTGGCGCGGGCTACACCGATTCGATCGAACTGTTCCACAACATCTGCCACAGCCCCTGGATCCCTGCTGGCGGTACAGACGGCGAGCCCCGCGCGCTCGTCCCTCTGACACAGCTCCTTGCCACCCAAGAGGAGCGCGCGAAGATCAACAGCAGCAACTCCGGTCTCTACTTCGACGAGAGCTCGCGAATCCTCATCGTCAACTGGATGACCGCACAACAGGTCGTTCTCCGACACCACACGAAGTACGGCCAGGAGACGAACCTCTGGAACCTGCGCGAGATGGCCAATCGCGCCCCCAACGCAGTGCCGCAAGACATGCTGCAGAGCAGTGGGGTCTTGTCGAGGCTGCGCAGCTATGGCATCGGCGCCATTCCCCTGGTCTACTTGACCGGGTACTACATGGCCGACACGATCGACACACTCGGTTCTGACCCGATCACCGATCAGGTGCCTGAAGCCGCTCCCGCGGCCACACAAGCACCGCCAAAAGACACGGTACCACATGACAACGCCGACTTCGGTGACTAGCACCCGCCTCCTCTGCGCCGCCTGCCCGTCCAAACCGGCGGCCTGGTGCAAAGGATGCCCACGCGAAACCACCTGCCACTTCGTCGATGCACGCCTGACGTCCCCTGCGGACGTCATCATCGTTTCTGAGGCGCCAGTCATCCCCAAGCGCTTCGCGAACATGAACGCGATCCATTCGCCGTACACCGATGAAGCCGGATCTCTCGTGAACAAAGCGATCAGCACCATCCGTGCTGACAACGCGCAGTACAAAGATCTACGTGTTCAGAAAACCTATGCCGTGCTCTGCACGGACGCTGACCCATCAAAGGAGGTCATCGATCGATGCAAGACCTTCCTGCAACAGGGCGTGCAGCTGGCCACCCGGGGCGACAAGACGCCCATCATCGTGGCCATGGGGATGACGGCCGTGAAGGCGCTGGGCATCAAGGCCAAGTCGCTCAAGGAAGTCCAGAGCCGCGTGCTCCATGATGTCCCCATCAACGGCACAAACTACACCGTGCTGGTGACGATCTCCACGAAGATGCTGGCCGTCATGGCAGGCATGTACACCACGTTCACCAGCGACTTGAAGCGTGCGATGGACATGGCCACCACCGGTGTCCCGGTCAAGAAGACGATCGAAGAGCTCACCAGCGGGTATCGGTTCCCCAAGACAGTGGATGAGGTCCGCGACTTGTGTCGTGAGATCATCAACTACAGCGAAGAGGGTACGTCTCCCGAGAACTGGGTGATCTCCGTAGACACGGAGACGAACACGCTCTTCCCGCACCGGGATGGCTTGAAGTTGCTGTGCGTGTCCGTGGCGTGGGCTACGGGTTGCGCCACAGCGATCCCGCTCTGGCACAAAGAAACGCCGTACGATCCAGAAGCGGCTTTGCCGTACGTGCAGGAACTGCTTGACTCCGCGAAACCGAAGACGTTCCACAACGTCAAGTACGACGGGAAAGTCTTCCGTAAGCGTGATCTGCGCCTCAACAACGTCCGCTGGGACTCGTTGCTAGGCGAACATGCGCTCGAAGAGGACAAGAAGGGGCAGTACGGTCTCAAGCCCCTGACGCGGGTGTTCTTCCCTGAGTTTACCGAGTACGCCGACGAGCTCCACGGCATGCTCGAGAAAGAGCTCGGCGGAACGCAGCTGGACAACATCCGCAAGCAGCAAGCGGCCACCACCGCGGAGATCGCCGCAGCGGAAGGCGAGGCGTTGGGTGCGGTCGTCGAGACGGCGACAACCGGCAAGGCCAAGAAACCCAAGGCCCCCAAGAAAAAGAAGGGCCAGGAGACGGGTGGCTTCGAGAACATCCCCCTCGACACCCTGCTGCTGTACGCCGCAGTCGATACCGACATCACCCGTAGGCTGACGCTGCTGCAGCTCCAACGGATCAAACGCGAAGAGGCGATCTACCGGGCGCGCAAGGCACAGGAAGAGAAGAACAAGCACCGCAAGTTCCCTGTGCCGCAGATCTGTACGCACGCGTCTCCCGTGAAAGCCATCGTCACAGACATCGCCGTACCCCTGACCCAGGTGCTGGGTGTCATGGAGTATCGCGGCATTCGCGTGGATCGCCCGTACCTCGAGTACGTGGATGAACAGCTGGGCAAGGCGGTCGAAGAAACGCAGCTTGAGCTCCATGCGCTTGCGCAGAAGCCCGATCTCAAGCTGAACTCAGCAGCGGCGATCGCCAACGTCCTGTTCAATGAAGGCTTCGCCGATCCGGTCACAGGCGCGCGTCGCGTCTATGAACCGGTGACGCTGACCCAGAAGAACCAAGCCCAAACCACGGAGAAGGTGCTGAAGTTCTTGGTGGCGAAGCACGGCTGCCCGTTCAGCAGCAAGTTGTTGATCTACAAGAAAGCGTACAAGGCGAAGAACACGTTCATCGCCAATGTGCGCGATCTGTCGGCACTCGACGGCTTCCTGCACACGAACTACAACGTGGCGGGAACAGGTACGGGTCGTCTCTCATCCCACGATGAGAACATGCAGAACATCCCGAAGAAGCTCGCAGGCTTCTCGCTGAAGAAGATCTTCGTCCCCGATGACGAGTCGATGGCCTTCGTCAACTGTGACGCGAAGGGCGCCGAGGTGCGCATCTTCTCCGCGTACAGCCAAGACCAAGAGCTCATCCGTTCGCTGAACGACGGTCTCGACACGCACTGCTTCTTTGCCGACGCGATCGTCAGAGAGGTACGTCTGTCGGCAGACGCGGCCGAAGTGCTGGCAAGCATGGGCTTGAGCAACGACTTCCCGCTGACGTACGAGGACTTCAACAACCGCGACCGGATCAAAGCCACCAATCCCGTCTACGGCGAGATGATGGACAAGTTCCGAACGGCGATCAAACGCGTGGTGTTCGGGATTCTGTACGGAGCGGGGCCGCGGAAAATCGCCGAGACCATCGGCATCAACCTGTCGCAGGCGCAGGCCATCATCGACATGCTGTTCCGCCTGTACCCGTCGATCCCTGCGTACATCGAACGCACCAAGTGGGAGCTCAACACCTTCGGGCTCGTCGAGACGTTCTTCGGTCGTCGTCGTCGATTCAGCGTGAAGGGCGCGACGGGCTTCTTGCGAAGTCGCGCTGAGCGACAGGGCGTCAACTTCAAGATCCAGAGCACGAGCTCCGACATCGTGATGCAGACGCTCATCGCAGTCGATCCCGTGTTGACGCGCGACCTCCGCGGTCGCGTGCTGCTCACGGTGCATGACTCGTTGGGTTTCCAGGTGCCCAAGAAGTACGCGTCCCAGTTGCCGGAGTTCGTTGATCGGCACTTGAACGTGAAGGCGAGCACGCGTTACCCGTGGCTGCCTGTCGACTTCAAGTGGGATCTGGAAGTAGGACCCTCGTACGGTGAGCTCCAGAACCACGCGTCATACATGGCGCAGCTGACACCCGAAGATTTGCGCGACGACGTCCGTGACGCCTACACGGAAGAAGAAGTGCGCACTGAGCTCGCGTCAGTCGAAGATCACTGAGATCCTTGGTATCAGGTATGCAGCCCCCACATTGGGCTGTTTGAAAGGACCACCATGGCACCCAAGAAGATCAGCTCGTCGCCCAAGAAGGGCCCCGCCAAGAAGACCACGTCGCGCAAGGTCGCCGCACCGCCTCCGGGCCTGCACATCTTCGACCTCGTCGGCAACAAGGTCGTCGGCGAGATCCAGAGCAACACCAGCCAGGGCATCACCCTGAAGTGGGCCGCGCTGCTCACGTTCCACCCGGTGCCCATCGAAGGCGGCCGGCGCTTCAACATCGTCGCGTCGCTCGCGCCGATGACGCCCTGCCTGCCGGAGTACACGCTCACCCAAGCCGGCGTCCGCGGCTTCGGCATCGAGCGCCGCCCCTGGCTGACCGAGCTCTACGCTCGCTACACGGAGCGAGCGGAGCGCGGCGAGTTCGACCTGAACCCGTACGCGCCGCCCGAGCGCATGGTGGTGCAGCAGGGCACCGGGTCCATCGAGGACGAGACGGCGACGGTGGAGACCATCGTGGCCGAGGCATCGACCCCCAACGCCACGCAGGCCGCCGCGTCCAGCAACGTCCAGGACCCGCCCGCGTCCACGGACGAGGCCACGCCGGAGACCTTCGCGGATGACGCGGACGTCACCGAAGTGGGCTCGAATGCCTGAGACCGCGACGGTCACGGGCGACATGATCCTTCAGTACCAAAACAAAATCGTGCGCCTCTTCCTCCGGTCAGGAATCACCCTGACCGGTCGGTTGCTGGCCTACGTGCATGACCCGATCGAGCAAGAGGGCTGCATCACACTCGACAGCGATAAGCCGGGTGAGCCGCCGTCCATCATTTTTCGATCGCAAGTCACGCAGCTGCAGCCGGTTCTCACCGGCAATCGCGAAGGTAAACATGGGCCAGCCAAAGATCGCCAACCAAGACCGCGACCTGCTCTTTCTGGACAGTGAGACGACGGGCCTCGACCAACGCGTCGACGGCCGGTTGGTTCACGAAGCCATCGAGTGGGCGGCGATCCGCACCAAGCCCGACGGCAAGACCGTCGTCGCAACGTTCGAGGCGCGGCTGGTGCCGCGTCGTCCGGAGCTGTTCGACGACTACGCGAAGCGGGTGAACGGCTACGATGAAGCGGAGTGGGCGGCGACGGCCCTCGACCCCGCCACCGTCGCAGCCGAGCTGGCTCACATCGCGGACGGTACGATCCTGATCGGCCAAAACGTCGGTTTCGACATCGGCTTCCTCGAGAAGACGCTGGCGGAGAACAACGTCAAGCCGACCTGGCACTACCACAAGGTCGACGTGATGAACCTGGCCTGGCCCTTCATCAAGAAGGGCCTGTTGCCGGGCTTGAGCCTCAACCAGCTCGCCGAGCCCTTCGGCCTCAGCCAGCCGGAGCCGCACCGCGCCATGAGCGACGTCCTCTTGGTGCAGCGCGTCTACCAGCTCCTGATGGAGCGGCTCAGCGTGGTGACGCTGGTCGATGGTTGAACCTGATCAGTTCTGATGAGATCTTAGCTTACAGCTGTTCGCTGAGGTTGACGCAACGTCAACGCTTTACGCCTCTCTGGATCCGGGCTGCGGAAACAAAGTAAGATCTCAATCGTTGCATTCGGGTACCCTCCGATGGGTGGCGCAACGCCACCACCGACCATCGTCCTCCCTCGCAAAGCCTCGGGAAGGACGCTTCGCTGCTCGAGCGCGCCGCGCGAAGAAGAAGCTCCACTCGGCGAGCTCTGCAGCTCCGCAAACAAAGATCGATTGAGTCTTGGTTCCCAGCACGGAACGAGGGCGCAACGCTCTCATCGTCTGTTCGGTTTCAGCTTGCGTCGCCATAGGTTCGGGTGCTACGAACCTCTGGCACACAAAGAAGACTCGTGGTTTAGATCAAAAGTAGCTTTTTGAAGTTGGCGTAACGCCAACGTCTTTTCTTCCGCCCTACGCGCTGCGCGCTACAGGCGGCGGAGCTCGGAGCTCCCGCGCTCGAACTCGGCGCGCGGCGGCGCTTCACCTTCACCTCGGCCGCGGCGCCGAGCTCGAGGCGATCGCCCCAAACGAAGTAAACCACGAGTCTTCTCAGATCACTGGTAAAACTTGGTGTCAGCCAACCGGATCTTCAAGGCCAACCAGCCAAAGATCTGAGCGTGCAGGCAATCGTCCGGAAGCTGCGGCGAATGACGCCACACCTTCTTGCCGGACAACGTCACCTCTTCGTAGACGTTCAAGACATCTTCGATCGCGACCCTCATCACGGGGTAATCCTCGTAGAGGACGCCTTGCTTTTTCAACAGCATGATGTAGTTGTCGATCATCGTTGTACGGTCGAGCATGAATCGGTCGACGCCGTTCCATGTCATCGCGGTCTTCTGCGAGCCGTACTGCACCGCTGTCGTGCGGTGGGCGCCCAGCGCTTCTCGCAACATGGAGTTCGGGAGGTTGCCTTCGCCAGCGTCGCCAACCACGAGCGCGACGTTGAAGTTGTTGCAGACCTCCGCGATGTCCTTCACGTCGGAGACCGCGTTGTTGTTCGGATACACGCGGTAGTAGAGCACCTTCAGCCGCTGCTCTGCGGGGACGTAGCCCCAGACCCACAGCACGGTGCGCGAGATGCCCGCCTGACCACCACCGGTCCAGTCGACCCCGGCCACGGCCATCGTCACGCCCTCCATGTGCTTGGAGCCGTGCTGTGGTGTGCGGTGCAACCCTCCACGGTTCCCGCACAGAGCCATCAGCTCCTCCAGCGAAATCAAGCGCTGGCCGATGGCGTCGCTGACGCCGAGCACCTCGTTGCGAAAGCGTGCAGGCGAGTGCAGGCCGTAGTCGCGGAGGATGTCGTCCCAGCGCGACTGCGCGTCTGCTTCCTTCCCGGGATTCGCGATCGGTACGTCCGACGGCATGATCAAACGCGGGATGTGGAAGCCCTTGATGAGTGCCGTGTCACCAGGACGCGTCACCTTCATGTCGACCCACTGACCAAACCGCGGATTCAAAACCGTCCCGCAGTTCAAGCAGATGGGCCCGTGCTTGCCAAGCGACTTGTCGGAAACGACGAAGTTGTACTTGCCGCAGCTCGAGCACTTCATCACCCATTCGCTCTGGGTTGATCGCTCCCAGAGGTACTGGATCGACGCCTCCATGCTCTTGGGTGTGCCGGCGTAGGTCTCGTAACGGTACTTCGAGTTCTTCAGGCACGCGTTCACGACGGGGACTACCGCGTCGTAGAGCATGTCCTGAAACTCGTCGTACAGCACACGATCCGCGGAAAAGCCACGCGCACGATCTGCGTCGTCGCAGGCGTACGTGAAGCCGTTCTCCGACCCGTTCGTGTACGAACGGTGAAGAACGCGATCCGAATGCTCGGGCGACTGGAAGTGTTTCTTCACGAGCGGTGAGTAGGCCAGCGTCTTCCCCACACGCAAGTTGGAGAAGGTCAGCGTCTGCTCCTTAGTCGGAGAGAGGTAGTACTCCTTGAAGAAGGGGATCGACACGCTCTCCGTGATGATGAAGTTCGCCAGCGACGTGCTCTTGGCAACCTGGCGTCCGCACATCATCAGCGTCGATTTGAAGCGACCATCGTAGATCGCCCGGTACATCGGATAGTCGGCCAACGAAAACGGTGCACCGTCCAACCACAGCAGTCGCTGTGCAACGTCGGACATGTGTAGCGGGGCCGTGATCGTATTCATCTACCACCACCAACGAAGGGCTGAAAACCATGACCCAGACCAACACCACGATCGTCAGCGAGAACTACTGGGACAAGCACGGCATCCCGCACGTCACGCTCACCGACGCGCTGTGGCAAATCGAGCTGTCGCTCAAGCACAACCAGACGCGCGGCGTCTTCTGCCTCATCTCCGAGGCGGGCGAGGGCAAGAGCCAGGGCGTCGCCGCCTTGGCGCGCAAGTACGGGCGGCGCTTGGTCGACGTCCGCACCGCCCAGTTGACGCACATCGGCGCCGGCGTGCCGCAGCGCGCGGACGAGACCGGGCACTTCGAGGTGGCCGTCCCGAAGGACTGGCCCCACGAGGGCGAGAAGTGCATCATGCACTTCGACGAGTACAACCAGGGCCAGAACCACGCGATCGCCCTCGTCTTCAAGATGCTCGAGGACCGAGGCATCTACGGCTACAAGCTGCCGGCTGACTGCCTGGTCGTCATCAGCATGAACCCCAGCACCGCCGGCTACAACGTCACCAAGATCGAAGGAAATCACGCCATCAACCGGCGTGTCAAGAAACTCTACGTGTACAACACGTGGGCGGACTGGAAAAAGCACGCAGAATCGGCCGATTTCCATCATTCGGACTTCCCGGAAGGCCAAAGCCGTCCGTGCCATCCGTCGATCGTCCGGTTCCTGACGACCACGCCCAACATGCTCTACACGGCCAAGGAGCGCGACGGCAACAAGCAGTTCGCCTGCCCAGCCACGTGGCAGACGGCCAGCCTGGACCTCTACAACCTCATGGCGGAGGGCATCCCGCTCACGGACGAGCGCGCCCTCGTCCGCGTGGCGTCGTCCATCAACACGGTCAACGCACAGCAGCTCATCGACTACATCCGGAACAACGAGATCCGAATCGGTCCGGACGAGATCCTCAAGAAGTACACGCAAAAGAGCGAGCTGCGGAAGCGCGTCCTGGAGATGCAGCGTGAACCGGGCGGCAACTACCCGCAGCTGGCGGAGACCGTCGCGTTCTACCTCTTCACGGACAAGCCGAAGCCCGAGGCGTGCGCGCCGCAGCTGGCGCTCTTCTGGCACGACATGCCAGACGAGCTCGCGAACGGGTTCTACACCCAGCTCGCATCGGCGGCGAAGGAGGGCAAGGACAACGCGCCCTCCAACAACACGAACTACATGGTCAAGCTGACCACGGAGCTCCTCAAGGATCCGCTGTACGCGGCCATCAACAAGCGCTTGATGTCCGCGCACACGAACTTCGAGAAGGATCTCGTGGGCAGCAAGGGCAACCCCGATCCGGCTCGCGCCTAGCGAAGGTAGGGGACGAGTGCCACCGAGCATGCGGTAAGGTACGCGCCCATCTGTTCGTAGCGGGCCAGCTGCACTCCAAGCGCGGACTCCGGGTCCGCCTTGGGGTGTTCCTCGCCCGCCATCTTTTTCATTTCAGCTGCCAGCTTCCGCCCTTCAGGCGAGAGCAACTTGAGCAGTGGCTCCTGCGCAAAATCCAGGATCGGCGGCGCGTACGTCAGCCCCTCATTCGCCAGGCAGGCCGCGACGTAAGCCGCGACCTCGTCGTCGAACTCGAAGTCGTGCTCGCCGTCGATCCAGTACAGCATCTGCGCCTCGCAGACGCCGGCCACCAGCTGCTCGGCAGTCGGTCGCGGCACCAGCTCCACAGGGGCACCGTAGCCGGAGAAGGCGAGGCAGGTGTTGCCGAACACGCGCAGATCCCAGAAGAACGACGGAAACACCTGAAGCGTGATCGCAGCCATCAGCTTGTCGCGATTGAGCTCCGGGATGTCGAGCGTCGCCCACAACGTGTCCGGCTCGTAGGCGTTCAACCCGGGGCCGTAGAACGCCCGCGCCGCCACGTACACGATCGGTGCGGGAGTCTTCGGATCCATCAACAGCTGTCGCGCACGCGTCTCAGGCATGTGCATCGCCGCTTGAAGCTTCTCGCGGATCGTGTCGTACGTGTTAGCCACGGGTGTACGCCTCCAGCGTGAGCTTGAGATCGAGCGGCAGCGTCTCGACGATCATGGCGAGCTTGCTGCGGTCCAGTGACCCACCCGGAAAGATCTCATCACGCAGCTCGTCGCCGCCGAGGTCTTGCCAGAAGGTCATGGGCAGCTGCGCGAGCTTGGCGACGGGCACCATGGTCCCCGCCAGGTCGACGGTGTCGGCCGCGAGCTTCGAGGTGTTGAACACCGTGCGCATGGGGTCGGGCAGCCGCCGGTCGTAGTGCTTGTCGAGGCCCGTCCGCTCGTCGAGCGTGGCGATGACGTCGGCCACCTTCAGCAGACCCTCACGGTCTCGCGACTCCGCCGGCTGACGCGCGAGCTCGCTCGAGAGCTTCTCGTACGCAGCCTTCTCCATGTGGTGCGTCGGCGTCAGCGCCGAGGCGCGCGCGTCGAGCCACGTGCGCAGCTCCTGCGTGCTCGACACCACGAAGCCCGCCAGCTTCTGCATCTCGGGATGCAGCGGCGCCTTGAACTCCGCGGCCTTCTTCACGAGGTTGCCGCAGGCTTGGACGCGCGTGTCGAGATCCAGCTTGGAAATCTGCTCCAAGAGCTGTTGCTCCGCGTACTTCACGTCCGCGGCGTCACGAACGGGGAAGAGCTTGAGCGCCGGCACCAGGTACTCGTCGTCACGAGCGGCTGCGACCTTGACCTGCTCCGCGAAGACCGTCTCCGGCACGCCGAAGACCTCGAGCGCAGTCTTGATGGCGTCCTGCACTTCGCCCGGCACGTGCGACGCCAGCTTGGCGTACATCTGGCTGAGCGCGGCGTGTTCGGGCGTGTGGATGGGAAACTTGCGCTGATCCGGCCACGCAAACGCGGTATCAGGCAGAGCCTGATCCTCTCCTGGTTCGATCGAAGCCTCTTTCACGAAGGCTTCGAGCTGGGGCATGCGCGCCAGCTGTTGGACCATTCCCGCAAACGCGGGATCGCTGTACTGATCGACAATGCGGGTCATCCCTGCTCCCTCGGAAAGTCTCTCAAAACATAGGCTATACGCCATCGGAGAACCCATGCAAACCCAGACGACCAATGCCGTGACCGACAGCCTCGTTTACCTGGTGGCCCCGCGCGGGGGAAACAACTACTGGGCCGTGGTCATCAACGGCACCGACAAGGTCTACCAACCCGGGCTCGGCACGTGCGCCATCGCGCTCACCGAGAGCGGCCGGTACAAGCTCATCACGGACCCGGTCTGGTTCGCGAGCCGCAGCGCCGGTGACCGGAAGCTCACGATCATCCACGAGGCAGGCCACATCGCCCTTCGGCACCCCGAGCGCCTCATCCGCATGATGGCACAGGCGACAACGCCTCAGCACCGCCACGCCATCCGCACGGTCTTCAACATCGCCGCGGACATGGCGGTCAACGACTCCGTGCTGCGCCACGAACCCGAGTTCGAGCAGATGCGTGGCACGAAAGAGTGGGACTGGCTCCTGCCAGAGCAGATGGAGTTCCCCGAGGGCAAGTCGATGGAGTTCTACATCGGCCTGCTCCTGAAGGAGCGCGACAAGGTCAAGCAACAGCTCGACAAGCTGATCCAGGCGAAGAAGCAACAGGGCGCCGGTGCACCGGGCGAAGGCGAACCGCAATCCGGCGAAGGTGACGGTGAAGGCCAGGGCCAGTCGGGCAGCGGGAAACCGGGCAAGCCGTCACCCAGCAAGAAGCCGAAGAAAAGCGACAAGGAAGACGAGGACAAGCCTACGCAGAACACGCGCGAGGCGCTGGTCAGCCACATCGCCAGCACACTGCTGCAAGATCCCGATTACTTCGATCAGCTCGCCGAAGCGTTCGGGTTCCCCAAGCACGCCGAGTGGAACGAGATGGCAGAACAGCTGACGCCCTCGGAAGCCGCCACCATGGCCGGACAGCTGCGCAATCACGCCAAGCACCTGGTGCGCTCAGCACATGAGGAGGGCAAAGCTCGTGAGGGCCGCGGTCGCGGGTACTATCCCGGCAACATCGACCAGCTGGTCGCCACACTCCTCGGTGAGCCGCAGACGCCCTGGACCTGGATCTTCAACGACATCATCGCGAGCGCCATCTCGCCGAAGATCATCGAGGAGATGGCCTGTCCGAACCTGATGCTGATCAACGATGATGGCGTTGAGCCGTGGCCCGGCATGGCGCTCGACAACGAGTTCCACATCGCCTGGGTCACCGACACGTCGGGCTCGATGTCCGATCCCGAGTACGCCCGCGCCTGCGTCGAGTTCAACGGCTTGCTGCAGCAGAACCGCAATGTCCGCGTGCGCTACCTCGAATGCGACGCCGCCATCCAGAAGGAGATGTTTGTCGACAACCTCGCAGTCCCAGGCGACGACGAGATGGAGAAAGTCCGCACGCGCCACGGCTACGGCGGCACGGTCTACACGCCGGTGTTCAAGCGGCTGTGCGGCGTGGACTCGCCGAGCGACTGGGCGCACCCGGAGATGCGCTCTCCGGAACAGCCGAAGCGACCCGACCTCGTGGTCGTGGTCAGCGATGGCGGGGTCGTCGTCGAGGGCGAAGTGTTTCCGCGGTTCCATCCCGGATGCCCCATCGTCTGGTTGATCACCCCTGGCAACCACCCCGTCCCCGGGATGAGCAACGTTCGGCCGGATCACGTCGTGATGATGTTCAACATGCAAGGGGCAGACGACTGATGGAAGCGTACATCCTGCGGGTGGAGCGCCGGAAAGCCGGGCGCTCCTTCCCCTTTGACCGCATCTACCTGATCCGTGACGAAGACCGAAACATCGTCGAGCGGTTGTTCCGCTACGCGCTGGTGCTGCCGCTCGAGGACGCGTTGAAGAAGCGGCTCTTGAAGGTCGCGCTCGACTTCACCATCGACCGGCCGCATCACCGCACCGAGACGTACGGGGAGCGGCATGCCACCAAGACGACGCCTGCGGACATGAGCCGGTTCGACGAAGGCGTCTGGCTCGTCGTCGTGCCGCTTCTCCCGAAGTGGGTCAAGGCGGCGATGCCGCGCTACCTGGTGGCGAAGACCTGGTATGATGAGCGGGCCGTGAAGATCAAAGGCGTCGAGACCAAGAAAGGCAACGCGTCGCCGTTCACCAATCGCGCGTTTCTGCAGACGCCCAAAGAAAAGATCCGGCCCATCTGCGTCCTCTGTCCGCGGCAAGTGCTGCATCGCCACGGCGAATGCGAGATCGGACAAGATGTCTGCTACGAGCACCTGCCCCTGGGATTAGAAAACCACTTCCAGGAAGGGCTCGACGTTCCTGAAGCCACACCCAACGTCAAAGAGACGGAGGAGTTGGCGGTCACCACCAAACCCAATCCCTTGCGGATCATCCAATGACGAGCTTCAAAGAAACGTCGCTGGAGCGCGTGGAGTTCAACATCCCGACGCTGCCGCCAGGCGTCCCGCTGTTGATCGACGACTGGACGCTGGCGTTCCAACTCGGCTTCCGCGGCAAGACGTTGTGGTACATCCATCATTCGCGCGATCGGCTGTACCGCGAGTTCAAGATCCCCAAGAGCTCTGGCGGCATGCGCACCATCCACAACCCCACCGGGTTGATGCGCACGTTCCACCAACAACTCCGAGCGCGTGTGCTGGTGCCGCTGTGCGCACAGCTGGGGCCACACGTCAGCGCCTATCAGCTCGGCAAGAGCACGGTCGACGCTGCCCGTGAGCACATCTGGCCGTGTGAGGTCTGCGCGCAACATGAGGGTGAGCACACGTGTCAGCCTGCGGTAGCGACGTCCGGTGACGCCTACGCCGTGAAGGTGCAGCCCTGCCTCGCGTGCACGATGCCAGCGCCGCACGCGTGTCCACGCCACGGCGTCAAGGTCCACATGGACCTGTCGAACTTCTTCGGCAGCACGCGGCGCTCTTGGATCCGCCAGTACTTCTTCCGAGAAGTCGGCTACAACCACTACGTCAGCAGCCTGCTCGCGCAGCTGTTGACCGTGCCGCTCACGGACCCCAAAGGTCGTCGCTACAACGGCGTGCCTCAAGGCGCCAAGACGAGTGGCGACATCTGCAATCTGGTCGCCAACCAGCGGTTCGATCAACGTCTGTTAGCTGAGTTCCCTGATTGGAAGTACACACGGTACGCGGACGATCTGTACTTCAGCCACCCTGAGAATCTGCCGAAAGCAGCGGTCAACGAGTTCATCCGCAACGTCGAACGCGCGGTGCAGTCCTGCGGTTACCGGATCAACCGCAAGAAGCTTCACGTGCAGAGGCCGCACACCCGGCAGAAACTGCTCGGCGTCATCTTGAATCAGAAGATCAATCTGCCGCGTGAACAGTACCGCGAGATGCGCTCGCTGCTGCACAACTGCGTTCGGCACGGCTTTGAAAGCCAAGTCGAACGCGCCGGGCGTGACAGCCTCAGCAATCTGCACAACTGGATCACCGGCAAACTGTCGTACTTCAAGCTCATCGCTCCCGCCAAGGCGCAACGTCTTCGGGTAATCTACGATGAAGCGTGTCGACGACACCCAACCACCACCACAGAACCGGAGACCACATGAAGTGGTTTACCTATTGCGGGCACCTCGCTACGGGTCATACGATCAAGACCTACAGAGGTGGACAGCGCGAGCGCGTAACGCACGCGAAAGACCGGCATGATAGCCGCGCAGAGGGGGACCTCGGCCTGCTGTTCCACAGCACGGACGAGAACGACCCGATCACAGCAGCGGAACTCTTGGCGGCAGCGAAAGACCCTGTCGTCGAAGAGCTGTTCCCAAACGGCTGCTACGTTCAACCGGCGGAGGATGGCGACTGGATCTTGACCGACTCGTCGAAGTACGCCGTCCTGCCGGACCAGGCGTCGCTGCACAGCCCCTCGATGCTCATGCTGAACAACGAAGGCGAAGTCCACGAGGTGAATCTCCGGGATCGGTTTGACAACTGCCTGGAGCTCATCAAGATCCTGGGGTGTGCCAACTGCCCCAAACGTGGCGCCGTGTGCCTGCGGGAAGCAAGCACTGCACTGGCTCAGCGAGAGGAGCCGCTGTTCACAGCGGCGCACAGCGACGAAGACACCGCCAAAGAGCTGCTGCTCTCGCGCAAGACCAAGGTCGGGAACTTCACATACATCTCGCCGATGTTGACCATCCCCGAAGGGGACATCTTCGTTCGAGGTCTGCGGCACCCAAACGACCACGACTTCGGCATGATCGACGCCAACAGCGAAAGCCGTGGTGAAGCCAGCAAACTCGCCGCTGAGCGTCGAGCGTTCCGAAAGAAGCAATGCGGCAAGTGTCCCGTGCGCGCGGGCGGCTGTCACGCCGACTTCGATTGCGCGGGTGCGTACCCGCCTGACGCAGAGATCTCGCAGCGTGTGCTTGCACGGTGGGAGCCTCTCATCGCAGAGGGGCCGTTCACACCGTGGCAGTTCTGGGCGATCGCGCGGTCGGGTAATCGGCCCAGCACGTACAAAGTTGATCGCTACCGACGGTATAGCGTGCGCCTGCACGGGCTGACGCACACCTACCGTAATGGCTGGTCGGCGATCATCTCGCGCGACAAGTGCGAACCCGGCAAGCTGAAGGTCACGAGCGACTACACCCTGCTCCAGCAGCTGTTCGACCTGCCGGAGACCGAAGAGCGTGCGGCCATCTGGGCCAAACGTCCCGAGGGCCCTGAAGGCGACATGGCGGCGGCGCTGTACCTGCACCTGACCGAGTACGAGCGAAGCTCACGGCAACGTCGCAGCGGCGGCTGGGGCGGAGGTGCACCTTGGGGCATCCTCTCGAAGACGCTCTACGCTGACCACGTGTCGATCGTCTGGCACGGTCCCAGCTACTCGGGCTGGAGCCAGACGATCAGCAAATGGTCAGATGTCTTCCAGCACATCTCGCACGAGATTCCGGCGCCGCAAGAGATCTACCGAATCGGCGGCCACCGCTGGCGTCAGCGCTACTGATCAAGGCACGAAGTCAGGACACACGGCGAGAACGGCAGCGAGAGCTGCCGCCTCGGCCGCATCAGCGGCGGCGGCTGCGGCAGCAGCGACCGTCTGGGTCGTTTGCGCCGTGGCCGCTGCCGCGTCGGCCGATGTTTTGGCTGCCGCAGCTGCCAGCATGGCTGAGTTCTCGTTGGCGCACTCCGTTGCCATCGTCGAGGCCACAGAGTTCATCAACGCGGTCACCGTCACGACTTCGTTCGCTTGCGCCGTCTGCGCGGCGGCGAGTGCGGCGTCGAAGCCCGCGTTGCCGCTGGTGCCCGGCGTATTGCCGACGTTCCAGCCGGCAGAAATCGCGGCGGTGACCAGCGAGTTCATCGTCGCTTTGTAGCCGGTCGGACTCGAGTAGGCCGCCTGCAGCGCCGACATGTTGGCGAGCTGCTCACTGCAGTTGATCGTGCGTGCCAACGCATCGCTGTACGCCGTCGCCTTGCGCGCGGCTTCCGCGTTGGCCTCGGTGAGGTCGGCGTTGGCCGTCGCCAACTCCGCGTCCTTGGTGTCCGACAACGCCTTGGCCGCGTAGTACGCGTTCTTGGCCACCGTGACGATGTTGTCGGCCACGAGCGGGAGCTCGTAGTCGGTCGGAACGACGAACTGCGTCGTGTACGTGATCCACTCGGCGATGAGCTCGTCGACGCGCGTGGCGATGGCCGGCTTTGCCGCCGCAGCCGTCGTCACGTCGCTGTAGATGACCTCGAACGAAGCCGCGAGGTAGAACGTCGTGGCGTTCAACAGCGCGTTCTCGCGTCCACGCTGGAGCGTCGTCAGATCATGGATGTTGGCGACCCGCAGGAACTTGTCCTGCTTCGGGTCGTTGGTGTCGACGATCTGGAACACGAAGATTTCCGTGAACGGCAGATCCGCACCGTCGATGTACGTGATGGCGGAGGTGACGCGAAACCGCTGGGTGCCGTCGGCAGCCAACACCGCGACGGAATCCTGGTGGAGCGTGGTTTCAGGCATGGGACCTCACGATGTCAGCGTCTCTGTGGTGACACCTACGAAAGCGTTGGCTGAGTTGTCGAAGTCCGTCAACAACTTTTCGAGCCGCTGCACGATGGTGGTCGCGGCTTCCTGAGCCCGACCGAGGGACGCGTAGTCCACCTGCATCGCCGCCAGCCGGTACGCGTCCTTGCCCTGCGTCACCGCGTCAGCGTGCGAGGTCGGCAACGTGTTGAGATCAGCGACCGTGGCAATCCGGTTGAAGACGTCCCCGTCCACCATGAAAACGAAGACCTGCGTGGGGATTCCGCCGGTCGCAGCCGTGACCTGGTCGGCCACCCTGTAGAGGGGCCCTGGCTGCACGGAACGGGTCTGGGTGTGCGTTAGCGTTACCGCCATGGGGTCACCTCGGGTTCAAAGCTAGGCGAGGCTCCTGGGGCTTTTTAGGCGGTCCTCGTGGCGAGACTGGCGCGGCGCGAGTGTGCAAGCGCCATGCCCGGAGGGCCGTCGACATCGATGTAGGTTGATGTGGTTTTGATCGATTTGACCGCAGTTTTATCTGGTCCAGCATCTGGTCCATGAATCCGGTCCATACTTTCCTCTTCTATTACTCCTACTTACAAACATGGACCATAAATACCAGATGGAAGTAACACCATATAGGCACAGGGAATGGCGTGATAGGAGTCACAGGGGGGTGGTGGCTGGAGGGGCTCCGCCGGCATTTCCGCTGAACCGATTTTCGGTGATGGTACCCTTGGTCCAAGGTGACCTAACTCCAGCAGCCACAATCGTTTTTAGCCCAGACCACCTCGCGGACCGGCTTCTGGTCCAGCTAAAAAGCACAGTCGTGCGGTCCATCTGACATGTCGGTGGCCGGCGGACCTACGGGTACATGGACCTCGAATGTCCGACATGTACTGCCGACGCGTACAGGTTAGCACGCCGCGTCAGACGTTTTTGACCGGGTCGCAGGTGTTTCGCACCTGGTCCATCTGGTCCGTCGACGCTCGACGCACGCAACGTATTGTTTCTAAACGGGATTTGTCTGGACCAGTTCCGGCGGACCGACGGGCCGTCTGGTCTAGGTTGACCTTGTGGTCCAAACGCGCCTACCCTCACCCTCCGTCGAATGGTTCGGCGGACCTACGCGACGGCGTTTGCGTGATCAGAAAAAAAAGATGCCCCGCGGGTGCCACATCACCCCGGGGCCGACCACCGCAACGCCGAGCAGAACCACTTACGCTCAAGACGTCGCGCTGATGATCCCTTGTACGGCCTCCATTCGCCGTTGTCAAAGGATTCGTCGCCCCGTCGGAGCTAGGAGCCGACCATGTCGCTGTTTCGTTTCACCCTCACCAACCGTGCCGACGACAAAGAACGCTGGGCCTTGCATCAGAACAGTCCGAAGGGGTTCGTCGAGCAACTGATCAAGCGCGGGCATCTCCCGGGTCAGAAGGACGGCAGCGGCATCATCGCCGCCGTCTTCAAGCCGGGCTCACGCATCAAGCAAGACAACCTCGAGATGGTCACAGGGATCATTCTCGACATCGATGGGAAGTTCCGGCGGACCGGCGAGTCCATTCCACCAGGGACCACGCTCTCCGACGACGGCAAGTACTACTACGAGGCGATCCCGCCGGGCCCGTTGCTGGCGAAGTTGCCGTTTCTCGGTGTCGCGCACTCGTCGTACAATCACACGCCGATCCTGCCGAAGTACCGGGTCATCTTGCCGCTCGCGGAGCCCATCTCGCATTCGGAGTTCACCCGGCTGTGGTTCTGGCTCTACGAGACGCTGGACCGCAAGATCGATCCGACCGGGAAGAACCCTGACCGCATGTTCTTCCTGCCGCGCGCCACGAAAGAGGCGCTCGAGCAGAAGTGGCCTTGGATGCAGGCGGTTCACGGTCCTGTGTTGCACTACAACATGGTGCCTGCGGATTTTAAGATCCCCGACGAGTTCCGCCACGACGTGATGAAGCCGACGCGCAAGCAGGGCATGCATCTCGCCGACAAGCCGACGAGCTACCGTCCGACGGACGCGCACAAGCACCTCGAGTTCTTCATGGAGCTCCCGCTCTACCGCTGGGCGGTCGAGCACGCGGAAGAAGTCTCCCGTGAAGTGTGGCGAGGTATCGCGATCAACATGGCAGCCATCGTCTTGGAAGCAGACGACGCGGAAGTGGAAAGCGCGCGCATGGCTTTTCACGAGCTCTCCGAGGCTGACCCGGCGCGCTACGACTACGGCGCGACGGAGCGGGTTTGGCGAGACGCCTTCAACAGCGCCGTGAAGCCCGGCCCGATGTCGTACGCGCACATGGTGCTGAACGGCGCGCCCACGACGCTCCAGAGTGACGGCGAAGCGCGGTCACCGATTGCACACGCGCGACGACAACTGATCGATGCCGAGCGTGAATGGGAGAAGCAGGCCCGCCGCCCAAAACCCTTGGCCCCTGAGCAAAAGAAAGCCAGCCCAGGGGCGACGAAGGCCGAGTCCACACTGCCCACGCCCGAGCAGGAGAAGGTCGTCGAGGATTCACTTCCGGCAGACCCGGATGCTGCCAAGACGATCATGGATTACTCGCAGAAGGATTTCCTCTACGACGCGTCGAATCACGTGTACGTCTTGAAGGAAGTCGATCCGCAAACTGGGGAGAAGGTCTGGGCGCTGGACTCCGCGCTCCGTTCCGAGCCGTTCAACAACCTGCTGATGTCCTGGGGTTTGCCGAAGAAAGATCTGGATGTGTGGAAGTCCCACATCCCGGTCTTCGTGAAGAGCCGCGCCATTTACTCGCGCCCGCACGAACACCTGGTTGCGATCGGCGACTACATGTACTTCAACTCCTATCAGCCGACGACGCTGGCCCCGCGTCCCGGTGACTGGAACGACATCCGCGCGTTGTTCCTTCACCTCGTCGGCGGGGATCCAGACGCGTTGGAGTACGCACTGGACTGGTTCGCGTATCCGCTGCAGAAGCTGCGCCTCCGTCAGGATCATCGCAACGGTGCGTACAAGACCGGCAGCGCGCTCGTGTTCCGTGGGGATCCGGGCGCGGGCAAGGGCACCGCGATGACCATCATGCAGCTGTGCTACGGCTACTCGAACTGCACGACGCTGTCACAGGACGGCCTCGACAGCCGGTTTCACGACCAGCTGGCGGGCAAGCTCTTTGTCGTCGGCAACGAGGTCATCAGCGGCTCCAATCGGTCCACGCAAACCGCGAACATGTTGAAGACGTGGATCACCGACCCGTTCATTCGACTCGAGCAAAAAGGTCGCGCAGCGTTCGAGATGGAGAACAACTTCAACCTGGTGCTCACCACCAACGACGAACGTCCCGTTCTCATCGAGCCCAAGGATCGGCGCTATTCCGTGTTCGCGTCCACGGCTATCCCCAAAGCTGTGGTGGCGCCAGTGATCCAGGACATCGCTACGCACAAGCAACAGGTAGCGGCGTTTTACGATCATTTGCTGTCCCGTGACATCAAGATGGCGTACGGCGAGCTCTACGGAACGGCCGCGAAAGTCGCAGTCCAGAACGCGACCAAGCCGTCGGCCCAGCGGTTCGCAGAGAGCATCCTCGTCGACGGGTTCCTGACGGTGGCCAACGGCTGGGTTGCCGCCGCGCGCCCCGGCGAAGCCCGCGAAGCGACGCTGCCTCACGGCGACGCGTTCATGGTGCCTTCGGAGACGCTGATGTCGGTGTACCGGCACTACTGCCACGTCTACGCGCTGCCCGTGCAGAACGTGCGGCAGGTGACGCAGGTGCTGCTGGAGGCGTTTGAGCACCTCGGGGTTCGCAACGACGCGCGGGCCAAGAACGGCGTCAGCCCCCGGCCCCGGGGTTGGGTCGGACTGCCCATGCTGCCGCCCGACGAGGACGCTGGACAGGCGCCAGCTCCCGCGATAGACCAGCCGTCTGCCCCCGAATCTGCCACAACAGAGGGGGACAACCCAGAGCTGGTATGACGACGTTCTTAGGGATCGATCAATCGTTGTTGGCTATGGGCATCGCCGTTGTCGATGAGACAGGCAAGCTTCTCCATGGCCGACGAGTCGACCCCAAGGGCATGACCGGCACCGCGCGACTAGCGTTCATCCGCGGCGCAGTTCAGCAGACGATCAACGACTACCGCCCCGCTGCAGCAGCGATGGAGGGGTACTCGTTCATGTCCAACAACCGATCCTTCGCCTTGGGCGAGCTCGGGGGCATGGTGCAGCTGGCGTTCTGGGACGCCGAGCTGACGTTCTGGCAGATCCCACCCAAGCAGCTCAAGCAGTTCGTGGCGGACAACGCAGATGCCACGAAAGAGACGATGCTGCGGATGACCCGAGAAAAGTGGAAGCTCGACTTCGGCGACGAGGACGACATCTGCGACGCGCATGGTTTGGCGCGTCTGGTCCGCGCGATCCACATCGATGACACGCAGTACCGCCACGAGCTGGCGGTCGTTCGCAAGATCTTGGCTCCGCCGGAGCCCAAGAAGCCCCGCCCCAAGAGCTCCACCAAAACCCACCTGTAGGAGACTGCATGCTTACGATCACCCGCAAGTTCACGACGGGCGAAACGCCGGTTGTCGACATGTTCCAGTGGCGCACGATGGACGCCGTGCTGAAGGCCATCGACGGGACGGAGACGTTCCGTCAAAACGGCGTCGAGGCGCCCGCGGCGTGGTCCGACCGCGCCATCAACATCGTCGCGGAGAAGTACCTGCGCGTCGTCGACGGCACTCGCGAGACGTCGGTCCGGCAGATCGCTCACCGCATCGCGCAGTACCTGTGCGACCAGGGCGTGGCGCAAGGCGTGTTCGACGCGGCGACGGGAGACATCTTCTACGACGAGCTGATGTTCTTGATCCTGGACCAGCGCTTCGCCTTCAACAGTCCCGTGTGGTTCAACATGGGCGTGCGCAAGGACCAGAAGCCGCAGAGCTCGGCTTGCTTCATCCAGGGTGTCGAGGACACCATGGAGAGCATCATGGCTCTCGAGACCAAGGAGGTGCTGCTGTTCAAACAGGGCAGCGGCACGGGCAGCAACATGTCGCCGCTCCGCTCGAGCTACGAGCGCCTTGCCGGCGGCGGCTACGCCAGCGGGCCGGTGAGCTTCATGAAGCCGCTGGACAAGAACGCCGGCGTCACGAAGAGCGGCGGAACGACGCGCCGGGCGGCCAAGATGGTCGTCATGAACATGGATCACCCCGACATCCTGGAGACGCGCGACGGCACGCCCGGGTTCATCCGTTGCAAGAGCTTCGCGGAGCAGGTTGCCCACGACCTCTACAGCACCGGGAAGTACAGCGCCGAGTTCAACGTCCCGAACAACGTCTACGATCTCGTCGACTTCCAGAACGCGAACACGAGCGTCCGCTGCACGGACGACTTCATGTACGCGGTAAAGACCGACAAGGAGTGGACGACGCGCAAGATCACCGACGGCGGCATCGTGCACCGCTATCGGGCACGGGACCTCTGGAACGAGGTGGCGCAGGCGGCCTGGATCTGCGGCGATCCGGGTGTGCAGTTCCACGACACGACCAACAAGTGGCACACCTGCAAGGCGACGGGCCCGATCAACGCGTCGAACCCGTGCAGCGAGTACCTCTTCCTCGACGACACGGCGTGCAACCTCGGGTCCTGGAACCTCCTGAAGTTCTGGAACGGCTCGGTGTTCGACGTCGAGCGGTTCATCGCGGCCAATCGCATCGCCATCACTGCCATGGAGATCATCGTCGACGCGAGCAGCTACCCGAGCCCTGAGATCGGGCAGAACTCGCACGACTACCGGCCGCTGGGCATCGGTTACGCAAACCTCGGGGCGCTGCTGATGCACATGGGGCTCGGCTACGACAGCGACGAGGGGCGTGCGGTCACCGGCGCCATCACGTCGCTCATGAGCGGTGTCTGCTACTGGCAGAGCTCGCTCATCGCGAGCGTGGTGGGTCCGTTCCCCGGCTACGAGAAGAACCGCGAGTCCATGATGGGCGTCATGGAGATGCACCAGAAGGCATCGATGCAGGTGATGCCGCTGTCGCACGCGGTGTCGTCTTCGATTCTCGAGGCAGCGCAGCAGGCGTGGATCCGCGCGTTGCAGCAGGGGGCAGCGCACGGCTTCCGCAATGCACAGATCTCCGTCCTGGCCCCCACGGGCACCATCAGCTTCATGATGGACTGCGACACCACCGGCTGTGAGCCGATGCTGGATCTCCTGACGTACAAGAAGCTCGTCGGCGGCGGGTTGCTGAAGATGCCGAACCGCGCGGTGCCGGCGGCACTTCGTGCGCTCGGGTACGACGAGGCGACCATCACCGACATGTTGGCGAGCATCGAGAAGACGGGCGGCCTGGGCCCCAAGCTGAAGCCCGTGCACCGCCTCGTGTTCCAGACGGCCATCGGGGTGGACCCGGTGAGCCCGGAGGGCCACCTGCGGGCGATGGCGGCCATCCAGCCGCACATCTCGGGCGCCATCAGCAAGACCGTCAACATGCCGAGCACCACCACGGTGGCGCAGATCGCAGACACGTACACGTTGGCCTGGGAGCTTGGGCTGAAGTGCGTGGCGCTGTTCCGCGACGGCTGCAAGCTCTCGCAGCCAGCGTCTTCGAAGGCGACCACGAAGGACAAGGCGGGCGCGTCGACCGAAGTCGATGTGGCGCCGGTTCCGGTCTACGCCGGGCTGAAGTGGGGTGAGCGGAAGAAGCTGCCGGATCATCGCGACGCGCTGACGCACAAGGCAACGATCGGCGACCACGACATGTACGTTCACGTAGGCTTCGGCGAAGGCACGCGTGAGCCGATGGAGATCTTCCTCACATCGTCGAAGGCGGGCAGCACGCTGCAGGGCTTCATGCAGATGGCGTCGATGGCCATCAGCATCGGCTTGCAGTACGGCGTGCCGCTGGACCTGTTCATCGACAAGCTGCGCGCCATGCAGTTCGAGCCGCGCGGCATCACGCGGCATCCGAAGATCCGCATCGCGCAATCCATCCCGGACTACCTGGCGCGGTGGCTCGAGCTGAACTTCCGCCCGCAGGATGACGTGGATGACCTCCAGCTCCACGTCGACTCGCAAATCGACGTGCCGGTGGACGACCTGCCGTTGGTGAAGAAAGCCACAGGAGATCGGCATGGCCCTCCCTGCGGTCGCTGTGGTAGCTTCACCCAGCGAGCCGGGTCGTGCTACGTGTGCAACACGTGCGGCCAAACCACCGGTTGCGGATGAGGTGCTCTGTGGCGACGTGTGCGAACTGTGAGAAGCCCCTCGAAGAGGGTGATCCTGAGAACCTGCAGGTGCTGGTTGGTGAGCTCGACTGCTCCATCTGCCCGAGCTGCCAACTGGGTGTGCTGACGCTGAAGGTGGTCCTGACGCGTGACACGGCCAGCGACACCTTCCGCTTCGAGCAGTACCTGCCCGTCGCCAGCGCGAAAGGCTGACATGCCTCTGCTGCCACCCGTCCTGATCGCGTCCCTCATAGGACTCGACGAACCAGCCCCGAAGACGCCGTTCGACACGGCTGACGCGTGGTTCAGGGCGTGGTGGCAGTATGCGCAGCAGATGACGTACTGGAACCCGCTGACGCTGCCTGTGACCGAGCAGGCGGCGCGCGCGGTCTTCGTCCCCATCGTGCTTCCAGCGGTGGTGCCGAACCCCGTTCCGGGCATTTTCTACGCCGCGCTCGAGGTAGCTCTGATCGCAGGGTGGGTGGCTGGCAGCGCGATTCCCGGGTCGTTGCTGCCGGCCTTCACCCCGGTGCCGCTCATCCCGCCGCCCGTTCCAGGCGTACTCACGACAGCACTCGTGGCAACGGCGGCTATCGGACTGGCGTCACCCTCCAAGATCCCGGTGCGTACGGCGATGGCTTTGGCCATCGATCCGTGGACGCGCCTTTTTTTGGCTACGCCGATCCCGGTACCGCCCGTTCAACCACCACCGATACCGATTGTGTGAGGCACCCATGGCCAACGAAGCGCAACGTCTGGGGATCACACCGTACTGGCTGCGTCTGGCGGCGTACTACGCGTGCTTGGGCGTGGGCACGTACACGCCGAAGGGCTACAGCCAGTTCGATCGAGTCGAAGTTCTCGAGCGGATGCCCTGGCAGGCGGATGTCGAGGACCCGATGAAGAGCACACTGATCCTGGCCGTCGAGTTCTACAACGGCAAGCGCCGCCTGCGCTTCGTCGAGTTCGCGCTGCTGCCTGCCGGGTTTGGCGGCGACCCGATCGTGAAGTTGATCTAACCGCGCGTCTTCTTCGACTGCACCGGCGGCTGGTCCAGCATGGTGTCGGTGACGTCCATCGGGTGCTTCTCGACGGGCGTGTGCTCCGTCTCGTCGGGCGGGTCTTCCATCACCGGTGCCGCCCGAGCGCGGAACTCGCGCCCCTCTTCGGCACCGGGACCTTCGCGCAGCTCGGGCGCAGGTGCGTCTTCGGCTGGCGGGCCGAAGGGCAGGAACTTCTGCAGCCCCGCCTTCCCGGCCGCCACATGCCCCCAGACGGTCACGGTGCCGAGCAGCGCTCCCAGCAAGGCGCGTTCGCCCACGGTCGCCTCGGGTTGCCAGTTGGCCGTCAGGAAGACGAACAGCTCGCAGAAGGCCACCGGGAGCAGCGGCAGCACGTGCTGCTTGACGAACGGCGACGAGCGCGTGGCGCGCGACACGAGCTCGGTCAGCGCCCAGCTCACGACCATGAGCGCCACGTTCTGCGGCATCATCAGGTTGTCGAGGTTGAAGAACCCCGGACCCAGTCCCGAGGCCATTACGGCACCTCTTGTTCGGTGACGTCGACGTAGACGATGACACGGCTCAAGCTCTCGAGCATGGCGATCATCTCCGCGTGCGGGCCGCGTGTCGGCGTGCGTTTGAAGACGAGCTCGTTGGGGCCGGGTCCGACGCCAACCAAGAATGGATCGGGGATGCCGTTCCATTTGATGACCGGACACCTGCCCAATGTCGGTCTCGATCGTCAACGGGCCGTTGGTGTAGGTGAGATTCATTGGTCGAGTCCTTGGTCAGGGAGTTCCACCGGAAGCGGCGCCATCAGGTCTTCGACAATGTAGT